TCTTCGAGCCAATCGAGTTGGGGTTGGGTGAACTGAACCATTTTTCGGGGATAAGGCATCGTGACTCCTTTTGACACACAAAGGGATCACAAATAGGCTACCTATTGAACCGGGGTTCACCGAGGTCTTCGGTGATTTACCCAGACTTTCGAGTACTGCTCATGAACCCCTCCCTGCACTCAAGAATCTGGTTTCTTGGTCTGTGAGGCTCCTTCGTTGGTGACGGTCATCCAGACCAGACGGGTCATCTGGTACGGACGAGAATACTCCTCGTCCAGGAGCCTTCCCGACTGAATGAGGCTTGCCCTCTCATCCAGCTCCTCGCGGACGGCTTTCTTGTCCGGCCACATCCGGTAGTAGGTACTGACGCTGACGAACTTGTCAACAATGAACTCCTTGAGGTCGTCTCGGATGGCGCCGTGATCCCAGTAGCGGGTGGCCATGTTCATGGCATAGCCGCGCATCTCCCACTCCGCCCTCCAAGGAGCCGGCAGTGGGGCCAGGGCGACCAGGAACAGGAGGAAGAGCAGGAACCAGAGGCTCCAGAAAGCTCCCAGGGCACCCAGAGCACCCAGGGCCAAGACCTGGGGGAACAGGTAGCTCACCGGGAACAGAACACGCTGCCGGTCCTCGTCGAAGAGGTGAACGTACTCGTGGGCCAGGATGCGGAACGCCTGGCGGGGGTTCTCCTCGACTGTCTCGCGGGAGGCGAAGTAGACCACGGGGTAGAGGGTGGTCGTGAATCGGGTCATGAACTCCTTGTTGAAGACGCCCACCACTGCGGCGGCAATCTTGAGCTTCCAGTCCTTCTTCCAGGTCAGGTCATCCTTGTACCCAACACGGAAGTCGGGGACGTCCTTCTTGACTTGTTTGGCGAGGGCTTCGTACAGCTCTCGTCCTTTGGTGTCGCTCATCTGTGTTCTCCTCGAACAGGGAAAGGTCGAGAGTGGCGGCCTCGCCGCCACGCCACGTGAAGCGATAGAAGCTCTAGTCGAACATCTCCTTGACCTCATGGGCCTTCGCCGTCGTCTCCAAGCCCAGACCACGCTTCAGCGTGAGCCAGGGCGAGGACCCCGTGTCTGCCCTGTGGGCGGACACCACCTTCCAGAACCGGTTCCGGAAAGTGACGGTGCGACCGACGAGGGGGTGGTCGATCTTGGCGGACTTGGACTTCCTTCGTGCAATCATGGCTTCCTCCTCCCTTTCGCCAAGGGTTCCACTCAGCACGAGCTATCGACACCTCACCACCAGATCACGAAAGTTCGAGTTTCCTCGCGACCCGACGCAGCTTAGCTTTCCGCGACAAGCGCTTGAACCTGTTCTCCGCCTTCGTGGCCGCTGACCGGTCCGGGTAGGGCCACGTGACCAGGAGCTTCACCGGACGTCTGGTCCTCGTGTACCGAGCACCCTTGTTCGAGTGGTTGTGCTCCCAGACCCGACGCTCGACGTCCGTCGAGATGCCAGTGTACAGACTCCCCTTATCATCATTGCATTCGACCACATAGAGCCACCACTTACGAGAACCACTCATCTTCCTGCTCCCGCTGGACCTGCTCGACCAGCCGTTCAGCCCGAGTGCGCTCCCTGAAGTGGCGTCGAGGATTGCCACAGGCAGCACAGGAACAGAGCTGAGGGGTGCGGTACAGCCGACCAACGGCGACGTCCGCCGACCTGGGATCGTCATCCACCCACTCCCCGGAGTCATCGTTCCGGCGGCGGAAAGCGGCAAAGTACCACCGCCAGATTCCGAACCACTGCTCTGCCTTACGTCGCGCACGGGCCTTGGCCCGACGCTTCTGGAGGAATCGCCGCTGGCGGCGCTCCTTCTGGTCGTTCATGTCGACCTCCATGGGGTTTGCTCTCGGGGCCCCTGCCCCGAGTCATGAACCCATGGAGGTGTCGCTCTTCTCTCATGTCTCGTCCCCACCCTCTCCCGAGGGACTGTCCAACTCCCGGAGCTGGAGGGCGTAGTCTTCGTTCGCCTTCCGCTCCTGGATAGTCAAGCTCTCTCCACCCTTCCCGTAACGTCGCCACCACCTTCCCGTGTCATACTGAACAGGACGGCCTGAGTGCACCCAACGACCGAGGTCTACGGGATGGATGTAGTCGCGGGTCCACATCCACCTCCCAGTGAGAAGGCGGACTATGTGGCGCTTACGCTTGAAGAAATGGTGACGACGAAACGCTTGTCCTCTCTCGTGCATATCGACCTCCGGGGGTAGCCCCGGGGTCTCTCCCCCGAGGTAGTACCCCGCGGAACTCCGACATGCTGTGGAGAGACGTGCTGGTCATCGTTTCTTCCTCTTGCGCTTTTTGCGTGCCTTCGAGGTGCGTTCCTGGCTTGCCTTACGGGACCGGACCACACGACCAGCTCCTCTGAAGAGGGCACGCCGACTCTTGGCGTACTTGGCTAGAGCCCTCTTGCGGCTCAATTGAGCCGGGATGCGGTCGAAGAGGAGAACTCCGTCGAGATGGTCCAGTTCATGGGCAAGAAGGGAAGCGCCCCAACCCTCGACCGTCACCTCGAACTCCTCGCCCTCCAGGTTGGTCGCCTTCACCTTGAGAACATTCGGACGTTCAACGTAGGCCGTGACGCCGGGGAGGGACAAACACCCCTCTCGGGCCCTCTGGGTCCCTTCCGACGACACCACCTCGGGATTGATGAACACCTTGGGGTCCCTAGGCATCTCTCGGGGACCGAGGCGGGTAGGAACCACCTCGGGCAGCCGGACGATGAGTATCCTTCCCGAGACCCCCACCTGAGGGGCAGCGATACCCAAACCGTTGTAGGCCTTCATAGTGTCCAAGAGACCGTCACAGAACGCCCGCACCTCGTCGTTGACCTCAGGGATGGGGTGGGCCTTGGCCTTGAGATAGGCGTCGTTCTCGTCCCCGAGGAGGATGATGGGGAACACATCGGGAGCCGGGACGTGCTCGTGGTCACACTCCGAGGTGCACTCGTGGTGGCCTTCGGGTGTCGGCCCCAGTTCGAGATTCTTGTGGTCGTCGACGAGGACCTGGGTGGTGGTTTCTTCCATCAGTCGACCCCCTTGCAGCAGGCATCCTTGCAGGGGTGCTTGTCGAAGGACTGAATCTCGACTCGCTCCGTTAGGTCCAGGCACATATTGACGCCGGCCGTGGCCGCCGCATGGGACAGGGTCTCGCAACACAGACACCTGGTCGTGACCTGGGTCCGAAGTAGGGTGGACCTCGTCACGCTGTCGTTGACATAGCCAGTCTCGACGCCGGAGGCCACGACGGGACCGCTGTTGAGATGGACGTCAGTGACGAGCCCCGGGCGGCGGAGGCAGGTAGACGTGTCCGAGCCGTAAGGGTTGATCCACCCTGCGTCTACAAACATCTCGGCCATGTCATAGGCCTCGGCTCCATCCTCCTCCAGGTGCAGCTCGACCTCGTGTTTCCCAGAGACCTGGATATTGGCCCAGGCCACCAGGTCGTCGAGCTTGCCGCTGACCGGTCGGAGGAACCCCTGGACAAACCGGAGATCCTCGCCCATCGGGAGAGACAAGGCCGAAAGCGGGGGGAGAGCCTCTGTGCCGGCGGCGTAAGCGGCCAGACGCTCCTCCGTAAGGAGCCACCGAGCCGTAGGCGACATCTGAAGCAGCCGCTCTTCGACCTGCTCCCAGAAGAAAGAGATGTATCTCTTCTTCTCCCCACGAGATATCGGCAGCACGAGGAGCCCGTCTTCCTCCTGGGCCTTCTCCTGAATGAGCGTTTTCACCTCGGACACATGGTCCCCGAGCTGTTCGGTCAGCTCTCCGAGATTCCTCTGGGCCTCATAGAGGCTGAGCTTGCCTTGTTCGAGCTGTACGCAGATGATGCACATCAGTCTTCCCTCTCGTCTTCGATGTTGAACATGACCATCCGACCCTTGGCGTTGTTGACCGCCTCGATGATGGTCCAGGCGCGGGCCTCGTCGTAGTTCTTGCAGCGACGGACCACTTCTCCAGTGTCGGGGTCGACGACCTTGATGGGGCCTTCGCCTTCCTTGTCGTGAGAGCCGGTGAAGTCGTGAAGACCGTTCTCCTCGACCTTCCAGACACTGTCACCGCTGTCCTCTTGAGACTCCGCATCGCGTCGAACCTGCCTGAGGACCGCCTTCGTGACCACAAAGACCACCAGGAAACAGACCACCAGACAGCCGGCAATGAGAACCCAGTCGATGAGACTCATGAGACGCCCCCCTTCGGCGTCCACACTACCGGCAAAGCCCTGGAAAGCTCAACCTTGACGTTACGACCCATATCGTCCAGGGCCTCCTGGTAACCGTCAACCATCTCCTGGAGGACGTGAGTACCCTCGGGGTCGTCCTCGGGATAGGCGAAGAGGACTAGGGAATTGTCGGGCGGGTCGATGACCGTGGCACTGACGGGGAAGTTGACGAACACAATGGAGACACCTCGGTTAGCGATGTCCTCCAACTGCTCCCACAAAGCGGCGATGCGCTCCTCAGAGACCTCCGGCGGGACCTCGATGAGCCATAGGGAGCCTTCCCCCGCTGTGAGAACCTGTGATCTTTCCAGGGCTTCGGCGAACACCTGGCGCAAGTCTGCCGTGGTGGTGTCGTCTGACATGTCGTCCTCGCGAATTCATTGTCCAAGCCCTAGAGAGGTCCCTCATTTCCGACGTTGCCGGTCTTGTCGAGACCTCTTGTTTGTCTGCTCCCAGAAGGGGTCCTGGAGGCGCTTATCCACCTCCCTTGCGTGCTCCTCATCCATCGTAGGACGAATCTCCGAGAAGTTTCGCTTCGCCTCCTCCTGTGTGAGCCGACCTCTCAGGTAATCTGTGCAGAGGATGCACACGGCTCCGTCCCGTCAATTGCTCCTTGTGAGTGAAGCGCAGGGCCGACTTGCGGCTCCCACGCCTCCGCCTACAAAGGCAACGAGTATCAGAGGATGACCGATTCCTGGTCCAGGTCAGCGGACGTCACGAGAAGGTCCCGGAGTACGGTGGGGGAGGCCGTGCATGTGGCCGTGCATGTGGCCTTCGGCCAACCACCCCTTCTGACCCGTCCCCTTCTTGAGCACCTTACCCGTCCCCTTCTTGAGCACCTTACCCGTCCCCTTCTTGAGCACCTTCATGGCCGCCTCACATGGCCGCCTCACATGGCCGCCTCACTTGGCCTTCTTCGCCTTCGGCTTCTGGCTGGTCGGGGTCTTGGGGTTGGTCGGCTTCTGGCTGGTCGGGGTCTTGGGGTTGGTCGTCTTGGCCGGTCCGGTCTTGGGGTTGGTCGCCGGTCCGCTCATGCCGAGCCGCTCCCCGAGGTCCTTGTAGATAGCCAGAAGCTCACTGCGAACACCCACCAACCACTCTTGGAGGACCTCCCCCAGAGCAGGACCCTTACCCAGAACACCCCCAGAGGGGCTCTTGAGCGTCCACGACGTGACTACGCCCGTAGGGGCGGACTCAGGGTGGTAGTGGCTGTCGAACGACAGCACAGCGGACGACTGGAGCCCCTTGAAGGAAACCTTGAAGGCCATACTGACTCCGACTCCTCCAGGGACCACGGAAGACGGTTGGAAAGCGATGCCGAAACACTGCTGAGAGCAGCCATAGCCCCCAAGCACCTTCTGAACGTTTTCACGGGCATCTACCAAAGGGTCGAACTCCAGTCCATCGAGACAGATGGAGAACTCCTGGTCTTCGCTGAGATCACCGAGAACATTACCGAGGTCGAACATCATCAGTCTCCTTGAGCGAATCCGTGTGTCTTTGGTTTTAGGAGCCCGACGAGATCAAACGCGTCTTCGATCCGCACATCGTTCGGGTGTGTGCCGTAGACGTAGCACCCAGCTTTCCAGCCATCTGGGAAGCGTCGAGAGGTCATCTCTCCGATGTCGATGTCAGCACTATGAAGGGAGTTCGAGATCTCATCTTGCAGCGCGCTGAATGCAGCGCTATCAGCCTCGTCATCGTTGCGCGCGAGGATTACGACGTCGACCGTGACGCTGGCGGTGTAGAGCTTCCATTCACTCATGGCTTTCAGTCCAGGTTTCTGTGTGGTCGCGACCATAGACGGAGGTCTGATTCCTCGACGTCTACCAAACATACCGCAAGACAGCTCCTTCATCGTATCCACGATATCGACTTCATCGAGCGAGTCGCCTCAACTCGGGTGTGCATGACGTTCTCCGGCTTCTATGGGCCCTCCGGGATTCGAACCCGGGCACGTCGTCTTATGAGGACGGTGCTCTAACCACTGAGCTAAGGACCCCCAGGAAAGACGGACAGGTGACCTGGACACTACCGCCGTTGGTTGTCGACACCCCTCTATACGACACCAGGGACGGAACTGGACCCAGCTAGTTTTTCTCAGACCCCAGAACGGGGTCTGGTTTGCGGAAATAGGTCAGGTCCTGGGCCTTGCCCGAACGGAACAGTTTCTCCCTGCGCCGGTGCTCGGGACAACAGTAAGACATGGAGTTCTTCATAGAGGTATCGACGAAGTCCTGGTCGCAGTGTCGGTACTGGCACGACTTCGTCCTCCCCTCAAGGTCTCGCTTCTCCTTACAGGCCGGACAAAGCTGGAAACCCCCGGAAGACTTCTCTTGCCACGTCGACCCGCAGCCCTTGCAGGTGAACGTCCAGGATGTTCGAGGAGACCTGAGCCGTCTCTTCTGAGCACGCCGATGGCGAGCGTAACAGGTGTCCCCACAGAACCGGCGACTGCTCCTTTTCGCAAGGAAGTGCTTGCCGCACCCTTCACAGATGGTGGGGATGCCTTCAGAGGCCTTACACGCCTTGCAGACGCCCCTGACCAGGTCCGATTTGCTTTGCAAACCCCCACACCTCGAACAGCGAGACAGGGCCATGTCGGGGGCCTCAGAGAGTCTCTGAGGCGGCTCTCCCGGCTTCAGAAACGCCAAGACCTTCTCGTGGTTCTCCCGATTGCCGAACCGGGGCATTTCGTAACGGAACGTCTCCATACGCCCCAGTCCGAGGTCTCGACAGATTTTGATGGTGTCGGCAACTAGGTTGTAGCGGGCTTTTCCGACCGTGAAATCGTCGACATTCAAAACCATCCAACCACCAGACCGCAAAGCGACAAAAGCGCGCCTCAGGGCCTCCTGCAGAAACCCGGTCAACCAGGCCTCGTAGGTGCTGTATCGATTAGACGACTGCATCGGGTCGTCCGCATCGTAGACCTCCCGACACCAGTAAGGAGGGGAGGTGAGAACCAGGTCGCACGCCGGAGGATTGAAGTCCTCCGCTGGGCTCGAATGCAACTCCACCCGAGGGGATACTCCAGGCACATAATCGTCGAGCCACCTGACCAGGTGGCTCAGTCGAACAACACCCTCTCGATTAGGGTCACACCCGACATATCGCGGAGCGTGATTCGACAGAACAGACCCCAAAAGACGACCGCCGTATCCCGCACAAGGGTCGTAAACGACCCCCCCAGGGCGGCAATAGCGGTCGACCAAAATCTTGGCCACCGACGGACGGAAGTTGTACACCCCCGAGAGCCTCCAGCTACGCACGGCCGTTCGAACTTCCGCAGGACTATTCGGACGGCCAGAGAGGGCAAGACGAGAACGCAGGGCCTTTCGTAGAGACTGGGGGTCTAGGAACACCTGGAGAGGACTCTGCCGAGAACCTCGGCTGAGACCCTCCCAGATGTGCTTGGCAAAGGCATGACAGGTAGCCTGGCCCACTCGGTGGTATTTCAGAGACTCTCCGTCGCTTCGTAGAACATGCTCCGAGGACAGAGACATCAACGTCTCTAGCTCCTCTGGACGGGGAGACTGATAAGGGAATCCTCTCTCGTGCCAATAGGCTACCAGGTCATCCAGAAAGGACTCTTGCTGGCCTTCTTCCAGGGTACCCCACCACCGGGAGCGGGAGGCCAATGCCTCGGGAACCTTATCCTCTGGGGGAGTTCGATGAGGCCTGGCAGGAATTCCCCCTCGGGGCCAATGCTTCGGGGGTATCTTGTGAAGCATGTCCTCCGTTGCGTAGTCCCGCACCAGGTGTAGAAACACATCCGCACTCCGGGCACGGATGCCCATCTGCCTACAGGTGTCGGTAGATTGTGGGCGAACATACGTATCAAGTCCGAATCTCTTCTGGACCTGAAGACAGACCTCTTCGGCCTCCTTGTCGCTGATATCCCCAAGGGCAAAGGAAGGGAGACCGTCGCCTAGGCAACCGTCATCGAAATACCAGATAGCCAACCCCAAGGGACTCAGCCCTTGGAGAACACTCTCCGGGAACACTCTCCTGCCCTCGGGGTAGAACACCTGTCGCATTGATTTCAGCCACACATGCTGAACGGTCCGGAACGAGAACCCAAAGGTGACGGACCCCGTCCTCTCCATCACCTTCTCCTCATAGGAGATGGTCTTGGACAGAGGTTGGAGGAGGGTGTGCAAACGGCGTAGGTAGGTCAGCTGGTGCCAGGCATGGCCGACCTTCAAAACCCCTCTCTCCAGAAGATGGCCGTCGCCAAGCATCGTCCCCATCACAACCTGCTTCTGGTCGTCCGTAAGGAGACTTGTCTTCGTCGCCCGCTCCAACTTGCTGAGGGCTTTGATTCCCCACTTCTCGCGGAGTTTACGTATCGGAAACTTCGAGACCCCGTAAAGAGAGCCAATCTGGGTGTCCGACATCTGACTGACCAGGTCGGCCAGAGACGCCGGACTCAGGTCGTCAAGACAGGGACCCTCTCGACCCCTCCGCTTTCTCTCTCGGGCTGAGATAGTCTCTATACCCCACCGGGACCTCAGACGACATACGGCAACGTCGGAGACCCCATACAGCGACGCAATCTCCGCATCCGTGTGCTCCTGGTATAACTCCCGAAGCTGCCCTGGAGTCACCGCCTTTGACAATTTACCCCACTTACCCACCGAACCACCTCCCTGTTGTAGGATTGGTTCTAACCTGTGGGGCAAAGGACTGTCAACCGGATTTAGACAAAAACACCGCGACGTTCACAAAAGGAAAAGGCCGCCTCCTGGTTGGAGACGGCCCTCTCGGAATCCTTGGCGCTAGCTAGCGCTCAGCCATCAACGAGTGACGGTGAGGCGAACCAGACCACGAGGATTGTACGCCCCAATACCGAGATTCTCGAAGACCGAGAATCCGATGGTGCGTTGGCGCGGGTTGTCGGCAGACAGGACCGTGAGTTCCGTGCGAACGGGGATGCGTCCGAACATCTCGGGCTCACAGCAGGCATACACGATGCCGGCAGGCACGAGGCGACTGACGATGATTTGGGCGCCCCAGAGGGTTCCCATGAGACCGGTGCGGAGCAGGCTCTGCTGGGTCTCGACATCGAGGATGTCACGTCCGAACTTGCGGATGTCGGCGTAGTCCACCGCGTTCATGTAGAGACGCGCGACGCGGAGGTCGTGACGCTCGATGGACGCGAAGGCATCAGCCAGAACAGCGCCGTTGAGAGGAGCCACGACCGGGATGTCCGGGTTGGTTCCACCGGGAACGCTGTCGAAGCCACTGACGGCGATGGAGTCCATGATGGCGAAGACTCGGGAGTCCTCGGCAGCCTGGATTTCCGCACGGGCCAGGTCTTGGGACCGCTCGATGATGTCGTAGCGGCGCTCCTTGATCTGGGTCAGCGGGATTTCGGGGTTCGAGGCAATCTCGAACAGCGGGAACAGGACGCGGCGGCTCTTGACCATCGCGATGATGTTCTCGCCTTCCTCACCGACGACGAACGCTGTGACGTCCGGGTCCTTGTCGTAGATGGGGAGTGCACCGTCGGGGAGCTGCTCGACCAGGAAGGTCTTGCGGCCGACCGCCGTGTAGTCACGACGGAGACGGAGCGGCTGAGTGAGGCTCAGGGCGAGCTTCTGACGGCCACCTGCGGTACGCAGGAGCTGAGTCACGATGGCTCGACGCTGGGCGGCGGTGACGTTGCGGCCCGTAGGTCGCTGGAGCATCATTCCTGGGGGAATCATGCCCGGCTGGGGCGGTACGACACCTGTGAATGGCACTGGGAAGGTGCCCTGTCCTTGGTAGTTCGGGTACATTGGGTCTCCTCCCTCAGATGCGCTGGTCGTAGACCATCAGGTTGACGGAAGAGTCCGCGGGGCACTTGAGGATGGCGATGAGCGTCGAAGCCGCTCGGCCATGCTCAACTTCGGCAGCGTTGGCAGCGTCGTCCGTAGAACGAGGCGTACCACCACCATCGATGATCTCGCGGGGCATCAGGTAGCCGTTGCGGCTCGCAATCAGCTCCACACCAACCGTGTACGGGATGGTGTCACCGGTCGCGAAACCGGTGATGGCGCCGCCGTCCAGAACCTGAGTCTCGAAGAGACCGTTCTGGTACGTGCCCTGGGAACTGAAGTACGGGCCCTTGCCAGAAGCCTGGCCGGGCAGATTCTCGAAGGCGTTGCCGTTGGCTGAGTTGATGAAACAACCCAGCGGTCGAACGAACGTCTCCAACGACGGTACGGCCAGACCCTCGGCGTTACCGCCGATGAAGTTGACCCCCGCGTCGGGGCGAGTGAAAGCGATGCTACCACCGAGGACGCCTTGTCGACTGGTGTCGACCTGCGTCGAAATGGTGCTCGCCGTCGTGACGTGGGGCGGGTTCGTCTGAGAGAAGCTGTCATCGGTGAGAACACCCACCGAATTTGCCGTCCCCTTGTGGAGAGGGCGCAGTGCAGAACTGCTCTCCGTGAAATCGCCCGACGACTGTCCAAGAAGACCGCTCATGAGCTTGTCTCCTCCCTGTTTACAGTGACGGAACAGACGAGGGCTACCCGCCCTCGAACGAGGACCCACCACGGGACCTCTACTCTTACGGGGCAGCTATCAAGTCGTTATCGACAAAAAAGAGAGACCCCCGACCCTGACTGGCAGGACCGGGGGTCTCTTCGAGACTCTCGGAACTCGGCGGGGCTTAGAACCCGATGGTGTCGTTGAGGAGGTCGATTTCCATGTTGGTCTCGGTCACACCGAAGTGCTCGGAGACGTCAGGGAACGGAGTCCAGAGCTGGGACAGCTCTGCGACCTCTGTGGACGCGGTCTTCGGCACACCGCCCTGGACCTGGCCGAGATAGGCCGGAGACGGGACAGAGGCCTGCTTCGGCAGACGCGGACGCTGAGCCGGCTGATGCAGCTGCGCTGCAATCTGCTGGTCCAGGCCGTGGTGAGCCTGCTGCTGAGCCGCGAGGCGGGCCTGGACACTGTTCGGCTGGAGTTGCTGAGCGGCGAATTGCTGCTGAGCGGCGAATTGCTGCTGAGCGGCAGCCTGGACCGTCTGCTGCTGTCGGAGCTGAGCCTGGGCCTGCTGCTGTGCAGCCTGCTGGGCGGCTTCGACGAGATGCTGATTCTGCTGCTGCTGAGCCTGCGCAAACGCCTGCTGTTGCTGCTGCTGAAGAGACATCGCTTGGCGCTGGTTCACCAGGTTGAGGTACTGCTGCTGCTCCGCGGTCAGCGGGACACCAGCCTGAACCTGCTGGGAGAGAGACTGCTGAACGAGCATCTCCTGGACCTGGGTGTTTTCCTGGATGCTGGCCTGACGGTCGACCACATCCACGGCTCCGAACAGGTCGTTCTCATAGAGAGAAGCGACCAGAGCGTCGGTGCTCGCGTTGTGCATGTCGAAGACTGGCTCGGCCTGGACAGCGCCGAGATCACCAAGACCCATGGGGTCGAGGTCAGTTGCCGGAAGGGCAGAAGCCAGAGCCGAGAACCCGGTCGGGTCAAGACCCAGAGCTTGAGCTGCCTGGACGGCTTCGGGAAGGACACCGAGGAAGGTGGCCGAAGCCTCCTTGTTCGTACCCTTCTTGTCGTCGTCCTTGGTCTCAGCATCCTCGTCCTCGTCCTCGTCCTCGTCCTCGTCCTCGTCCTCACCGGCACGCTTGGCGAGCATCTGAGCGAGGAGACGTTCGGTCTCGGAGCCTGCACGACGCTCATTGACCATCTGGGCAAGGAGACGGTCGGACTCGGATGCGTACATGCCGCGCTCCATGTCCCCCATGCCGTACGTCATGTCGGCCTCGTCGTCCATGTCGAGTTCGTCGTCATCCATGTCGGGTTCGTCGTCGTCCATCCCGTACATGGAGTCGGACCAGTCGTCCTCCATCCACATGGCGGAACGGTCCTGCTGTTGCTTGGCCTGGGCAGCCTGACGGCGACGCTTGCCAACCTCTTCCATGCGCTGGAGAGTGGAGGCGAGGACCGGGTTGGGGATCGGCATCAGAGCCATCGTCTGAAGCTCGACCTCCCGCTTGGAGGCGCCGGGGCCGAGGATGCGCTGGGCCACATGTACCAGGTTGAGGGCCTTCTCCTCGAAGGCCTTCTTCTGGGCTTCCGTAGCATGGCGCAGGTTCTTCGGGTCCCCTGCCGGGTGTTCCGTACCACCGGCTCCCATGGGAACCGAAGGTGGAGCACTGTTGGTGTAGGGAGGCTGGTGGATATCTTCCGCCCAGGAAGAAGTGTCACCAGTCTGGTAGTCGTTCGGCTCTGGGTCTTGTCCCTGGTCCGCCGGGTGCCGATAGCTCGCGGCATCTTCAGGGACTGCCGGGGGAGCCGAGGCGACCTGCTGGCGACCGTTCGGGGTCTGACCCCACGTCAGTCGGTGCCGGTTGCTCATGATGTACTCCTCTGTTCTGCCGCCCAATGAGCGAGCATGTTTCCGAGTCGGACCAAGGTACGCGACTCACATTCGGTGGGACTTCTCCGCATGGATTGTCCGCAGGCCTGGACATAGGTCCCGACATTTGGATACCGGTTGGTTGGGCCCACCCTCAATGCAGCCCGGTAGACATCCACCGGGACTGTAACTCCAAAAGCGTTGTTGATGCTGGCCACACCATTCACCAACGCGATGTCACTGGGTGCCATCTGACGAACAGCATTGATGCTCGCCCGATACACCCGACCAGTAAACTCTCGCTGTTGAGATTGGACCCGAAGAACGGCTTGGCGGACGAGGTTGTCGTCCTCCTCGGTTGTCTTCCGGGCGGATTCTGCCTCTTCCGAGCCAGTCCCCTCCATCTCTTCTCGAATTCTCTTCACGGTCCGGCGACCGACCTCGTCCTTGACGTCGTCAACCAGGTCTCCGAAGAAGTCTTTCTCGCCACCACTACCACCACCCTCGTCCTCATCCGGACCGCCGAAGTCAAACTGTGCCGTCCGGTAGGCCTCCACCAGGGTGGCTGCCTTGACGAATCCGCGAAGGGACTCAGGACTCCAGGACTTCGGGGGAGAGGAGATGAGGTCGACAGCCCTCTTGAGGTTGTCGGGCGTGAGGTCCTCGGGGACCAATATGTTGCGAAGGACGGCGCCCTGGAAAGCCGCAACGGCGACCCAGGAGGCCTCGATGAACCGGACTCCGCCGGTCTCGCCCGCGGTCTTGTGTCCGCAAAGCTCAGCGACTCGATGGCGCTGTCCCAGTTCATCAAAGAAGATGCTGCCCTTGTTGCCGTGCCGAATGCAGTGACACATCCCCGGCTCGTCCACAGCGACGTTGCCGCACTTGGTGCAGATACTGAAGTCGATAGAGCAATTGTGTACCGCCACCCCCTCAACCAGGTAGCTGTGATCTTCCTCGACCTCCATATCGTAGACCCACCCTTGATGGTCGTCCTCCTCGATGGAAGTGATGGGGAAGATGACGATGTCATCCAGAACTCTGAGGTGTCTCTTGTCGAAGTGGGAGTTGCCCGGAGCTTTGTCGGTATAGGAACTCAGCTCCTTAGCCACCGTTTGACCAAACACGAGCCTGAAAGCCGGCAGCTTACCTGTGTCCTCGTCCCGGACAACGACTCCGCCGTTCATGACCTCCTGAACCTCGCGGGCACGCCCCTTGACGCTACACTCAAGGCGAACAAACAAACCACATCTCATGCTAAGAGCATGAAGCTGGCACGCCAGGTCATAGGAGGTGGTCGTTCCTGAGGTCTGCCTATGGGCGTGGTTCCACAGGGTTCCATCGCCAGACAACCAACATCCCAGGAGGTGTTTCTGACATTCAGTCGACCAGGCCATAACCTCGGGACTGAGGACCTTCCGGTTGCTATACTCCCCTCCGTGGTCGAGGAACCACTTTGCGATGTCGCGTCCACAAACGTGAACCGCACAGGTGTTCCTGTCAGAGCGATCCTGTGTCCAGGGCGAACACCCGGGGAACTCTTCCTGGAGAAGCTCCACAACCTCTTGGACGTAGGTGTTGCGTTCCTCCATCGAGAAGTTGAATTGAACCTCGACAGGCTCTCCCTTCCTCTTCAGGAAAGATCCCTCCGCAAGGAAGTACCCCAGAAGGCGGGCCCGCCCTGTGCTTGCATCCACACCGACAGAGGCGAACTCAGTCCTGGGGAAGCACAGGTAGTCTCCCACCCGTAGCTCATCTGCTCGGACTTCCTCAACCTCCTGCTGCCGCTCGATGTCTTCGAGTTGAGACTGCCGACGGCGCAGTTCTTCCAGGGAATACGTCCCGTTCGGATTGAGAATGCGAGCCCGATGTCCGCGCTTGAACCTCTTGCCCATTCTGCGGACAGGGTCCTTGGACTTTCGTGCGTGAAGGGACTCGCCGCAACCGCAAGCACACGTCTCCCGAGGTCGGAGAACAAAGAAGGGGTGGTTGTCTGTCGCCTTGATAGTGCTCGGCACACCCACGGCTTTGATCTTGCGAGTAGACCAAACTCCTTTGCGATGTTGCTTGTTCAGCACCTCGCGGGGAACTCCCTTGTGGGAGATGACCATATCGCCTGGAACGATGTCCTCAATCGCCACCCGCCGACCATCGGCCATTGTCACCTGCGTACCCGCCAGGAAACACCCCATCGATAGGGTCGACATACGTCCCTGTTCGATGGCCGCGATGAGCTGGCGGTGTTTGCGGTTGGTCGCAATGAGAATGTCGACGTAGAGGCTGTCCCCGATGTCGCGGGCAACGGCATCGACGATGCGACCCTTGCTCTGCTCGGGGATTTGAACGTGCTCAACGAAGTTGTAGCCGCCGATGAACGTCGGGTAGCTCATCGCCAGAACGGGACGGTCCCACGCATCACAGTTATGTACCGCCATCCCATTAGCGACGTAAGAATGGTCCTGGTCGACCTCGATGTTGTAGACGGGCCCCTCATAGTCTAGGACCTGCATGTCCCCCAGCATCTGGAGGTGGTACCCATTCAGGAACCGAAGGTCAGGGGCATTCTGAATCCCTCCGCGCTCCTCCACGCAAGTGAAGTACTGGTGCTCATACACAGTCTCTCGCACCAGCTCAGGAATCCACCCACCGCCACAGGAGACATGCCATCCGACATGCTTCTTAGTGGGGTCGCTAACCACTCGAACCTCGCCGTCAATCACGAGACGTTTACGACCCTCTTGCTCAGAACGACACAATCTGGAAGACACCCCCAGACGGCGCAAAACCATCTGCATTTGATTGGCCAGGGACCGACACGCAGTGCTCCCGACCAAACGCAGGTCAGACTCCGTTTCTAGGAAAGAGCCGTCTCCCTCAAACCAGCCTCTCACAACCTCCATCTGGATATCGAAAGGGGCCCGCATCAGGTCAGGGTGAAGTGTCTTCGTCTTCGCCCCCTCACCCCTTACCCAATGAGAGAAAAAACCTGCCAGGTCTCGGTTGGTTCTGGTAGTGACGTGTATTCCATTGTCGTCGGCATGTTCTCGGATGACACCTTCGACCCCAAACTCCGACTTGAGCAGCTCGACAATGTCCTTTGCCAAGGTGCCCGTCTCATCCTGATGGAGAGCCCAAACAGCACCTACCCTTTCGTTATCGTTATCATTGAAACCATAGAGTTCGTAATACCCTTCGGCAGCAAACAGGCCAATGAGACGAGCCTGTCCAAGTGTCAGGTCAACGTCCTGAGTACTCCGGTCCACGGGCACAGCAGTATAGTCCCGACTTGAAAGGTCTTTTGTTTCGACGAACTCTCCTCTCTTCTCCGCCAGCAATTCCCGATTCGTTCGGCGCAACTCCTGGTAGCACTTGGACCCACAGTAGAACTTGCCAAGCAGGTGACTTATCGCTCCCAACTTCCTGTAGACAGCCGTCCCGCAGTTGGCACAAGAGTGGTTGGGGCGGAACACGAAAAACGGATGTTCTCCAGTGGCGTAAGTCCGTTCCGTCGTCCCTCTCGGGTTCAGTTCGTATATCTCTCCCTGAATGTCCCGACGGAACGTATGCGTGACCTTTCGGCGCCTTCCGAGGTGGGTAACAACCTCGTCCCCCACTTCGACGTCCTCAATAGACTTGACCGTTCCGTCGGCCATCGTAATGAGGGTTCCTGGGGTGAAGCAATTGTTGTTGATCCACTGGTCGCACTTCGGGTCCACTCGGAAGTTGGCGAACTTCCTGTTAGGAGAGAACCCGTACATGTTCGGGGAGGCTGCCGTCTTCCAATTGGGAACCTCAACTGTATCCACACTGGCCACGATGGTGGCGTGGCTCAGGAGGTAGTTGGCCGGGGAGAACGCATCCGAGAGGATGTCACTCGCCTGTTCCAGGAGGTTCTTCGGAACGTGCGTGGTCGCCGTACGAACGTTGCTTCCCAGCGCGTCACCTACACGAACGCCTTGATGCCACACACCCAAGGAGGTGTCTGACCGCGTCGTGACAGCATTTGCGTATCGTAGGAAGCCCATGATCTCTCAGCGATGCTTGAGAATAAGATCGAGAAGTTCGTCGCGGCTCTCCGATTCGGAATGGGCGATACCCACCAGGCTCTCCATCAGAGCGGTGCGGCGCATGTGGCCACCCCACCACTGAGGAACCCAACCGAACATCTTGCCGGGGGCGTCGAGGAGCTTGGCCAGACCAATGGCGTCCAGACCGGTGGCCTCGAAGTAGTTGTCGTTGGAGGTCCGAAGGGACACCCTGTGATGCCGATAGCCAGCAACGACATCCCACTTGTTGTCGCGAGAAGTCACCGCCAGTTTGAACACCGGGGTGCGCTCGGCCGGACGGAAGATGGCAACCATCCCCTGGTCACTGACCTGGGTTCCGTCCTTGTAGAGGTTGTAGGTGCGTCCCGTAACCCGGCGCAGATGAGTCTCGATGCCCCTGGTGTGGACAAAGAGGAACCTCTGGAGGGCCTCGGAGTTGGAGACTCGTCTGAGGGCCATCAGGAACCTCCTCGCACCAAGCTCAGGAGCGTTGTGTGGGAGGGGGTTGGGAGGACCTTGGGCGGGGGCTCCGACCTGCGGTTGAACGGCAGGATACCCTCGATATGGTCCTCACAGACCAGGAACATGCAGCTCTGACACCCCAGAAGGCGCTCGCTGATGCCCTTGTCCCGACGGAAGATGGCCTTGCGGAGGTTACCTCTGCACTTGGGGCAGGTATAGGAGCCGTTATCTTTCTCGGACTTGGTAGCCCGGTAGCGACGGTCCTTGCTCCTCCAGTAGATGCCCTTACGGTTGGCGAACTCCTGGGCGACGTCGGCGGCAATGCCCTCGGCTGCGCTTCGAGGAATGCTCGTCGCGGGTACGACCTTCGACGGGGGGCCGCCGGAGACACTCACCGTACCTGCTCCGCCGGGGATGTCCTCAGTACGAGGGGGGATGACTCCGACCCGCTCGGGGTCGAGAATCTGAAGCTCCTCGACCGCTTCGCGGGAAGGACCCCAAGTCCACTGGACGTCGACGTACCCGATGGCTGGCCACACCGCGACCACCCGACCAGCCCGGGACGGGCTTTGGCCGGTGTGGATGACTACGTCGCCAACCTGGAACTCGTGTGCACGCTCCTGCTGGTCGACGTAGTATGCCGTACGGGTGTCAGTCATCCGGGGGTGTCCTCAGGCGGCAGAGAACTGGTCGAATCCGAGATGGGCCATCTTGTCGGCCGTCGGAAGCTGACCGGCTTCCTGCTTCTCGCGAAGCTCGGACCATTCCTTCTCGGTGAAGTTCGGGCTCATGTAGCCGGACTCGTCCGCGTCGCCTTCGAGGTAACCTGGTACCTTCTCAGCAATCTGGTCGGGGTCCCAGCCGTCCTTTTCGGGGACACTGGGGTGGAGAGCGGCTTCGATGATCGAACCATCGGCGTTACGGAAGATTCCGACCTGACGCTCCAGGTGGTCACTCATGATGTCAAGGCGGCGGGCCAGGTCAGTGGCGATGTCCTCGGGGACGTTCATCTCAGCGTGGGCTGAGATGAACAGCTCGGCGTAGCGCTGAAGACCAGCGACGATCTGCTGTGCACCCTTCTTCGTCATCTTGGACATGTCTGTACTCCAGGAATGAATGTGTCTTGCGGAGACACGAGGGTGGCGTTCGCTGTCTCGGCTCACCTCTCCGCTATTACTGCCCTTCGTATAGAGAGACGAACGAGGAAAATCTGAACCAACCCGCTTATGGTTGAGGCTCAGGTCCTTGTCGTCACCCCTATCTCCAGTGTCGACATCGGGGTCGTCGACGTGAACCCTTTCTCGCCGCTTGTCCTTGCGTGGCGGCTTTTTCTTCGGATTCGGACGGACCAGTCTCTCGGACTCTTCGTCCTCTTTCTCACTGTCAGTCTTCGTCGCTTTCTTAAAATTCTCGACCACGGTGCCGTCGTGGAGAAAACGGTCCACCAGTCCCGGCACCAGGTAATCGGACTTGAGAGTCGAAGGCTCGTGACCGACGACCTTCGCGACCTCTTCCAAGGCCTTCTTCAGCTCGTCCTTGAGAATCTTGTCCTTCTCCTTGCGTCCTGACGGAAGTTTCGATCCCTTGCTCCGGACGGCCTTGAGAGCGGTCACCATCTCCCGGTTGGCGTGGAATCCGCGGATGTCCTTCGCTGTGATGCCGTGCTCCTTGAGGTACTTGTTGACCTCACTGCCGTCGACACAGCGGAGGCCGTCCTTCCCTTCGCAAGTCAGGATGTGGTCGCCATCGTCCTTACCCTCAACGGCATTCTTGAGCAGGCTGACCACCTTCTTGTCAGCCACCGTCTTCTGGTGCTTGACCCCACTCTTTCCAGTATAGGTCAGGGTGGCCTTGTTGCCGGAGAACGAGATGTGCTTGCAGCGCCAACCCGTCACCCCGAAACGGCCCTCCTTCGCCGAGGACTCGTTGCCGACCCTCTCGTAGGTCTGGTCCATCAGAGAGACGACAAGGGCCATGGTTTGCTTCGTAACATCGGAGCCGTCCAGATCACGGCTGACCTGCTTCCTCAGCTTGTCGATGCTGGTGCGGAGTTTCTCGGCCTTCTCGGCCTTGCGCTCGTTGCGGTTGGCAACCTGGCGAGGACCGTACTCGTAACGGGGCTTGCCTCCGTCAGGGTCCTCGACCTTCTTCTTGTATCTGGCCGCCACCCTCTGGGCCATGTCCAGGCTCAGGCACGCAGCCGCCACCCTCTTGGCCATGCCGGCGCCCAGACGGACCTTATGGACCTCCGGGAGACCCCACACCTCCATGGTGTCGAACTCCCAGGCGCCCTGGACGGCGATACGCTTGATTCGAGAATTGAGGGGGAGATAGGCAAGGGTCGTGTGAGGATTGTACTCACGCCAGGAGTCGGACACGTCGAACCCCGCCTGGCGCAGGCCGTTGACCAGGTTGAGGCGGTGCCACCCCATATCCTGGTCGAAGAGGACCTTCTGGAATGCCACCGAACGATTCTTGTCGTGGTGGTGGAAGTAGTCGACACCTCCCAGGGTAGCCATCACCTTCGGCGGTAGATCACCAAGTAGGTTCTCGGTAACTCGGAGGAATTCTTCCTCCCTCTCAACCGGCACCGACCCCACATATAGGAACGTGCAGTGAGGGGAAGACAAGTCCTCCGGAGCCCTGGACGGGAACTGCTTAGCTAAGTCCGAGGGGAGGGGAATGAAGAATCCCACACTGTCTCGGGTGCCCGTCTTCTTACCGTCCGCTGCTGCCATTAGAACCGCCCGCCGCCCTCATCGGGCTTCTCGTAACTCATCCCGAGGTACGCGGCTGCCGTCTCGGCGGCGTTGGAGTTCTCGGCGATGTCGTCACCAAGACGACTGTATAGGCCCCTCAACAGCTCGTTGAAGTTCGGATCGTTGACGGTCATCACGTCCTTCTTCAAGCGCTCCTGGACGACACGCCAGTCAATGTTGAGGTGCTCCAGGATGGTCTGGATGTCCAAACTGCCCTTCTGGTACAAATTGAACATGTGGTCGAACGTGGTCTCGTTGTCGCGCAGACCCATGCGGGTGAATGACAGAGACGGGTAGATGACGATCTCGTCTCCGTCCTCGTCCTCCTCGACGAAGCCCATGCGGGCGCACATCGGCTTGAGGATGTTCTCCTCGACGAACTCCTGAAGAATCTCACGCAGCAACATGTAGCGCTGGTTGATGACCTCCAGGTTGATGCGGTCGCCGCTGTAGCTCGACTCGCCGCTCAGCAGACTCTCGGTCACACCCAAACCGGCGTAGAGAAGGCGGTCGATACGGTCGTACTCGCCCGACAATTCCAGGAGACGACCGTTGGAGGGCATCTCCTCCCAATTGATTTGGTAGTTGGCGATGATGGAATGATCAGGGTCCATCAGGGACAGGTCGATCTGCTCCCTAAGGGCCTCGATGTCTCCTGCATCCATCCCCTCGGCCCACACAACACGCGTCGGCGTCATGTTGCGACTGGCAATGGACGTCTGGGCCTGGCGCAGTTTGTCACTGTAGACCAGGGTGTGAATGACCGACTCCAGCATCGAACGCCCACGGGGCTCGTACTGGCTGCGCTGACGCGCCAGATAGGCCACAAAACTGCCCGCTTCGGGGTCCGTGTTCAGTGTAACCTTCGAACCGTCGCGTGCGGCGTTGACGACCTCAGGAGGCATCGAGTCGCGGATACGTTGGGCATGGGGATCACCCATATCCGCCTGGTCGACAATACTCTTGGTCTTGCCGTCGATGATGAGCTGGATGAGCTTCTTGTCGGTGAACGGAAAGCTCTCCATGTGAATCTGCTCAGGGGGCAGAATCCGGATGCGTGTCCATCCCTTGTAGTTCTTGTAGAGCCAGGCGACGTGCTTGTGCCGTGTCTCGGGGTCGTCCTTGAGATCACGGTAGCGATAGGGCTGCCCAGTCGTCTCATCGATCCCCTCCTCGACCTCGAAGAATTCGTCCGGTTCCTCGGGGTTGGTGTCCTCACACCAGGGAAACACCTCGCCGATCTTGTGATACTCATGAACAATTTCGAGAAGGCGCTGGAAAAGGCCGACCCGCTTAGCCCACTTGGTGCAGAACCGGAGAGACTTCTCAGCCAAAGCATGATTTCTGGCCTGAGGAACCCCGAACCGGGTTTTGGAGAGAGGAAGCTCCGTATGAATGTCAACGGCCTGCCGAACGAACGGCACCATGTTGTAGAAGAACCGATAGTACTGCCGCTTTTCGTCAAGGCTCTGGGCCAGCTCCAGGAAGTCCGTGGACAGCTCTGGGCTGTAGAAGTTGCCGCCGGAGCCGGTCGACGTTCCTGAGATTCCTCCCAGGCCTCCCAAACCGAATCCAAGTCCCGAACCGAGACCGAGACTACCCCCACCCCCAAACCCGGAGGCGAACTTGGACCTCAGGGCCGAGGTTACGAGTCGTTGGGGTTTACCCACACGAACGGACCCGCGCTTGGGAATTTTCGCTACTACCGTGCCCTCAGAGGCTTTGGTTGGTTCAGACATGAGTTACCACTCTCTCAACGGGGACGGGCTCGTCGGGTCAAACGTCTGGACAAGAACCCACCCCGGTGGAGAGCCGCTTGGACTCTCTCTACAATCTTGCGAGCGGCCTCCAGACGAACGGTCTCGGCATCCCGTGTCCGTTCCAGGAGGTCCACCATACCCTGGAGACTCCCCTTTACCTCCAAGGTCGTGTGAAGCAAATCATTCTCAAGCTGAACGAGAGGTGGTGACCCCTCGCCTTGGGGGACCCTCAACACACCCTCAACCTCGCCAAGGTGGTCGAGCGCAGTGCGGAGGTTTGCCAGGCGACGCTGAGTAGCTTCCTCACGGTTATGAGAGGCTGTCACCAGGTTCAACAGACCAAGAGAGACCTGGCGAGTTTTCTCACTCAGGTCCTCGACAAGGTTGGACAGGATGCGGTCGTCCCCTGTCCGACTACCCTCGACGCTTCGAGGCAGAAGACGCTCGACCCTCGTAAGCTCCAGGAGAACCCCTCTGAGGCGTCCCGCCTGTGAGGGGGACTTCACCCTGGCCACCCGTCGTCGATGGCCCTCGGCCACGTCGAGGGCCGACTCAAGGGCAGAAATGGCCGCCCCCACATAGCTGCCGAACTGGCGTGTCAGGGGTGTCGCTCCAGTCAGGTGTCGGGACAAAGGTCACCTCCTTCGGAGATTCTGGCGAGGGAATTGACGGGACGAATGGCTGCCTCCCAGCAGGGACCGACGACGTGCCGCCAGTCGAGGACTGAGACCCACTGACCTCTGGGCATCCAGGTCATCTCCTGAACGCAAGCTCCGTCCCTTGGCCAGGTATCTGACGTTACCGAGCTTCTGGCTAGCCAGCCACACCGCGCGGACAAGAGCATCGGCTCGGTCATCATGGAGGTCGTCTCCGCCTTGGGGGGCTTCGACCCTCGACACGTAGCGGGAGACCTTCTCTTCCTCTAGGAGGAGAAGCTCCTCGATGTAGTCGCAGTGATCCTGGCCAGGGGGGATACCCGGCCAGTCACTTCGAGCGACACCGTCGGGCGGGTCCTGCCAGTCGTAGAGGACCAGACGGCCATCCCACATCATGTTCTTGAAGTTACGGAACATCTCGGTCCGCTCGACCGGAGAGAACCGCTTGCTCTCAATCTTGCGGAGGCCCTTGCGCTCCAGGTGCTGGACCAGCGGGATGCCGCCGACAGCCTGGTCAAGAAGTCCCTCAGAGATATAGAACCGACGGTGCAGCTTAAGGAACCAATCAGCGATGTGCTCCTCGAAGTCCAGGCGGTCGACATCGACGTACTCCCCGATGCCGGCCCGAATCCACCCGAGGTAGTCCAAGACAATTCTCTGGTCCGGACTGATGTGGACCAGGGCAACGGCAGTGCCATCACCACCCTTGGTGACACCAACGTCGGCCCCCAGAAAATGAGGCCTCTTGGCCGGAGCCCTATGGGACGGCCTGAGCCTCGGGTCGATGCACTTCTCCAGGTCTTCGGACTTCTCAATCCAGGTCAGCTTGCGGCTGTCGAACTGGGCGCCGTACTCAGAGAAGAATCCGGTCGGGTCGTCGACGTACTCGGACTCGAAGAAGTTGCCGGATATGGTCGGGTTGACCTCCCAGGTCGGGGCCTGGATGCACAACACGTCGTCAGGAAGATACCAACCGTCTCGGAACTGCTTGTAGAACCAGCCGCCCCGTCCGTTGGGGGAGCTGATGAGAATGACTTTGGCATCCGTCTGTCCGTCGACCAGGGGCCGATGGGGGTTATTCGGGTCCTTCGGCTCGAACATGGCACGTGAGGGGCCGACGGCTTTGTAGACCTCCGCGGCCGAGGATTGGCCCTTGTTCACGAAGTGGGCGACCTCGTCCAGAATGATGACGATGTTGCCAGCACCGCGAAGACCCTTGGCCACACAGGAGTAGAACGTGACGAGGACGGTCGACAGCGTCGCATTGTTGTTTGGGTCGAAGCGCCCGTAGGTACCGATGTCGTACTGAGACTGGAAGCTGCTGTAGGTCTTCGTCATGTTCGCCTGGTAGGGGTCGAACCGCGAACACCCGAGGAAGTGACTCTTGACCTTCGAATAGAGGATGCCGGCCTGGTCCTTACCGGTGGCGACAGAACAGACCTTGATCTCCTCACCCTGGCCGATACCATAGTGGGCCTGGGGATTGGGAAGTCTCAGGAGACGGTCGGTCTCATAGGCCCCAATCCACCCCGCAAGCTCGGTCTTGCCCGAGCGGCGGCCAATCGGGAGGACGAGCTTGCTCCGGACGACTCCTGGCTCGACCTCGCGGATGTTGCAGCGCTCGTTGTCGTAGAGCCACCGAAGGTAGTCGGCCTCGGTGAACGACTTGAACTTCTTGCGCCGCCAGTCAGAGATGACAACAGCATCCTTGTCCTTCTCGTCGAGGGCGATGCCGTAGAAGGCCTTGAGGATGACCCGCTGTACCGGGAAGGGACGAACACGGCCGGTGGTGTTGAGCCCCCAGGGCTTCTCGATGAAATCGACAATGTTGGGGCCCCTCGCGGCCACAGTAGAGGCGGTGGACGATGACGTACCGCCCCGGTAGACCCCGCGGGTGAGGTCCCCAAGACCAGTTCTGCCCCTACTCCTCTTCGCCACCGCCTACCTCCTCAATTCAGTGCAGGAGCAGCGTCGCCGCGCTGACCTTGGAGGGCCTTACTTCGCCACTCCTCGGTCTCGACCTCACTTGCAAATTCGGAGAGGACCAGGCTGATCATCTCGGCGTCCACACCAGACCTGACCATCGCGTCACGTAGGGTCTCGACGACGAGAACGAAGATGGCCCGGAAAGCAGAACTCTCCAGGTCGACTTCCTGGTTCTTGAGTTTCTGCTCGATGCGCTTGACCGAGGCGTCTCGGAGGGACGTCAGGATGATGGAGTGTCGACGAGCCAGTTGGCTGACCGGGGTCCCGAGGCGGACCGCCTCGCCGATCTCGAACTCGATGGACGCCGCCGACTCCGCCAGCTTCAACATGACCTGGCGAAGGACGTTGACGGACTCGAAGTCCCCCTCGATGGAGCGACGAAGGGGGTCGTTGGCCAGGAACTTCTGACGCTGTCTCCCCAGCTCCTCGACCATCGCATTAGCAGGCTTGATATCGACGTGGACCTTCTTCTGAGGGCGGCGGCCAGGTTCTCCTCTCTGAACGTTGGGTGTGCCGTCGCTCTTGAAAATGATGATGTCCTCGTCTCGCAGGTCAGCCAGAGGACGCCACTTGGTCTTGCCCTTCTCGTCAACAACGTTGATACGCTGCACTTCCTTGGACAGGCCAGCCAGAATCGTCCTCTTCTCCTCAAGAGACTGAGGCTTCTTCGGGATGGTGAGTCCGGCGTTCTTGCCTCCCTTCTTTCGTTTGCTTGCCATGGTGTCCCTCAGCTGATGGCAGGGGGGCCCACGGAGGGACCACCAACAGCCAGCGAACCCCCGTCGGGGGACAGCGTGAAGTGAGTCACCGTACCCCCCTGGTCGGCCTCGAAGAGAACTTCGCCCGGACCAGCCGGACCGACGATAGTCACGTCGGCACCTACCGAGGACGCGCTGAACCCCGGGAGGTTGTCGATGGCCGCGGCGAGAGCCGTGGCAGACGCCGTAGCGTCGCCGAGGGTGGTCTCCCACTGCAACCCGACCACCAGAGTGAAGTCGCCGAGGCGGATAGTCGTCTTACCCTGAGAGACACCTCCCAGAAGGGAATCCCCACTAAGGGCGATGTCAGTGGGGTTGTCCGTTGCCAGACTGACGTTGCCTGCCGTGCCGGTGGCCACAGCGACCAAACACACCGAAGGAGACTCGTCTGTCGCAGTGACATCGCCGGAGAAACTGTTGGCGCCGTCATTGATGGCGGCGACAATGTCGGCCACGACACCAGCGAGGGTGCCTGAGGAGACACTGAAGTCGTCGGAACCTGGAGTCCTCGCCCCCGCCACTGCGGTCAGGGGGTTGCCGTTGATGGTGATGGTGTCGCCAGCCGTCGGGACCCCTATCAGAGTAATGACGGCAGTCGCCAGGACGTCCTGGAGGACGAAGTTGGCATCGTCGATGGTGATGGTCCCACCGGAGGCCGACGGAGCATCTGTCAACAGAGCGAGGCGAGCCTGGTTCTGGTCGTCCAGGACGATCTGCTGAGTGAACTTGCGGCGCGTCGTTCCGGGCGGCGGGGCGACCAGAATCTCGAACGGGCCAGGAGCTGTGAACTTGCGGGCCATGGGTTACCTCCTCGGAGCGAATGTCCAGCCGGCCAGGCGAGGATGCTTGGGCAGCTCCTCTCGTCCTCGGGGCACTCCCGTAATACCGGGCTCGTCGGTCTCTACGACATACCGCGTTAGCGTCGAGAACTGACGACCACCGGGCATGCGCTTGATGTCTTTCTTGGTCGGTGGAGGCCCTTTGGCGCGCTCCGCCGGGATGATGTTGGATAGAGCACCAGAGTCGTGGAACTGCTTGACCTCACGCCGCTCGGGATTGTCGAAGAAGTAGCTCTCGGCGGTTAGGGGGTTGATAGGGTGCGAAGCGAACCAAAGGCGACGGAAGTCCTGAGCAGCCTTCTTGCCCTGTTCATCGACCATCTTCTGGAGGGACTTCTCGATAACCTCCTCGTCGGGCTTGATGAGCTTGCGCGCCAGTTCGTCGAAGAACTCACCGAAATCGGCCTGGGCAGGAACCTCGTCCCCAACCTCGGACTCTTCCTCCCCAGACTCGACCTCGGACTCCTCGGTGGAGAACAAAAGGCGCAAACCGGCTTTCTTGGGCTTCTCGCGCTTCTCCTTCTTGTGCCCCCTCTCGATCTCTTTGTCCTCGCGGGCTCGCTCGGACTCGACGACTTCCCGCTCGGCTTCTCCAGAGGGGCCCGCCTGGGCGTAGTCCTCAGTCAGACGAGATATTTCTTTGACGGAGTCTTGGAGGCTCTTGGTCAGTGTGCGGGAGCGGTTGTGGGCATCTGAAACATCCCGCCCACCTTCCTCGACCTTGTCCTTGAGCTTGCGCAGCTTGTCGTCTTCTGGGTCGAGCTTCTTCTCGGCCTCGGCCAGGTCCTTCTTGGCCTGCTCCAGGGCCTTGGTGGCTTCGTCCCAGTCCTTGTTCGCCTCGTTGAGCTGAGTCTGCTGGTCTTCCAGCTTGATCTTGGCCTGGTCGTGCTTCTTCGAGTACTCCTGGTACCGCTTGCGCTTCTCCATCGCCGTCTCGGTGCCCTCGGGCTTGCCGGCGAACTCCAGCATGCTGTCCAGGATGTGTTCGATGGCGAACGCCAGGAACGAAGACGGACGACCCTTGGCCACCTCTGGCGGGAGGTTCTTGGCGAGGTTCTCGGCGAACTGGCGCTTGGTCTTCTCATCAGGGATAAGATCGCTAATCTCGGTCGACCCCTTGGCCTCGACCTCCTCCTGCATCTCCTCCTCGACCTTCGGGAACATCTTCTTCTTGAGGTCCTCGACCTGGCTGTCTAGCTCCTTATCGGTCATCTTATCGACCTCAGAGAGCCACTTGACGACCTCACGATTCTTGAGTTTGTTGGCCAAACCGACGATGCGCTGACGAATGCTCGACTTGCTCTTGCCCAAGTACTCATCGATGAGCGCCTGGTCGTGTTCTGAGACGTCCTCGGCCTTCCCTTTGGCCTTGTCCTGCTCAGCCTTGAGGTCCTCCGGGGACTCCTCGGGGCGAGCCTCCTCGGGTTTCTTCTTCTTCGGATGTGGCTTTTCGTCAGGCCCGTCCTTCGAGACCTCGGTCTCATCGAACTTCTGGCGGGTGTCCGGGCGGTCATCGAACTTCTGGCGGGTGTCCGGGCGGTCAATCCCCTCTACCCAGTCCCCCCACTCCTTGCGGTTAAGGGCCTTCTCTCCCTTGTCTCTCTTGCGCTTGACGTACGCCCGGTAGTCAGGGTCCTGCTCACGACGTTCGACCCCCTTGGCCTCCAAAGAGAACCAGGCGAGGCGGAGCCGGCTTGACGCGAGGCGGTCCATGTCCCGTCGAGCGATGCGCTGACGCAGGAGGTAGATGTGACTCTCGTGGTCGTTCGCCAGAGACATCAGGAAGTCGTCGAGGCCGAGGGTCAGTACATCCAGTCTTTTGAGGATGTCGTAGACACTCTTGAGGGCCTTCTGGAGGTCCTGTTCACTCCTCAGACTGCGACGGTGGGGACAAGTGTAGATGGACCAACTACGAAGCCACTCTGTAGCCTTGTCGACCTGACTCTCGTTGGAGAACGGGTAGATGCCCTCGGCCGGATCTCCCAGGAGGCCAACGACCTTCTCCGCTAGGGTGTCAACCTCCTGGCCCAGGTTGTTGTAGAGCCTCTCGAACAACAGGTGGTCGCCGTAGTAGGCGTTACCATGCACCTGCCAGTGGCAGGTCTGGTAATTCCACCTCTGAGCACGCAGCAGTGCCAACACCTCCGTGAGATACCCACGGAGGGCCTGGCGTGCAGGGTCCGCCACGCGGTCTGTGGGGCGTCGTGTCTGCATGTGCCTTAGAGGAGGATGAAGCCATCGCCAAACTGGATGTCGAACTCTTCCGTGTCGGGTGACTCCGAATAGAGACTGAAGTTGTTCAAGGTTCCGTTGACCAGACCGAACTCGGCCGCTGGGTCCACAACGGGCGCGTAGTTCGACGCGGTGCGTGTGGGCATGTTGTCGGCCGTGTACTCCATATTGGAGGCCGTGATGGTCTGAGCCTGGAAAGCCTGCTTCTCGTTCTCCGGGAAGCCTCCGGCGAGGGGTCGGTTGTACTTGGTGCAGGTGTTGTGCATGTTGCGGAATACACACCCCGAGCACTTGTCCATTGCGAGGACGTAGGGGGCGGAACTCTTCGAATGGTGCTGAGCACCTGTCTCACACCCCTGGATGCCGGACTCGCCGTAAGCTGCAGCCTCGATATAGAGGTGTCCGGCCAGTCCCTCGTGCTGAGTCCTCATCGCATGGGTGAGGTGGGTGGAGGCTGTCAGGATGTTGGTGCCAAACTCGGAACGCATCAGACCGTCGAGCCGATTGCCGGCCCACCCGTCATTGAGGTGCAGGCGGAGGCGCTGGAGCATATTGGTCACCTCGGCGACCTTGACCCCAGCTACGCCAGCCACCCTCTTCAGCTCCTGTTGCCAGGGGTCGAGCTGAGGAACGGACTGCTCTCCGGCATGTCCCCGGAACACGTCACCCTCGAACTGGCCTTTCTTGCTCTGCTGCTTGGAGATGTACAACGAAACCATATCCTGGATACCTGCCAGGTGGTGTCCACTCTGGCCCAGAGCGATGGCCTGCTCCTTAGTGAGGTACCCCGCTCGGACACATTGGCCGAGGTAGGTGGCTACCTTGCGTGCCATCTGGTCACCCTCTCGGGCTCGCAGGGCAGTGACGGCAATGACAGCTTCGTCGGCTTTGGCCTCCCGCATCAACTCATCGATGCGGAAGTACTTGTGGCTGTGGTCGACAGGGAAGTCTCGCTCAGGGGTCTCGATGTGGCCCGGAGTCGCGAACGCCTGGCGAAGGACCTCCTTAGGGTCTCCTTGCGTAGCGATCTTCACACCCAACGAAGCGAGCCTCGGGACGTAGTATAGATAAGCATGCTCCCAGGGCACCGAGGCCACCAGACGCCGCTGAAAAATCCCACAGGCGCTGTTCTGGTTGTAGACACACCCCACGCACTTGGAGCTGGCCACGACGTACTGGGCGGACTGAGGAACCTGGTTGTTCCAGGTACCCTGCTCACAGCCGGGGTAGACAGACGCTCGGAGGAACACCTTGCCTGCAAGGCCGTGCTCCTCAATGATGGACTTCATCGCCGACGCAACCCGGTTGGAGTCCTCACCCAGGACCTGAGCCGTCTCGATAAGGATGTTCCGGATAGGGTCTCCCGCGGCAGAGCGACGGGCGGCTGCTTGAACAACCGCCTGAATCTGACGCATCGAGAACCGCTGCGGACGCGGAGCCTCTTTGTCGGGGTCGGTGAAGTAGCGGGCATGGTCGAGGTCGACGTTCGAACCTTCCAGCCTCATCTTGGAGCCTTCACTACGGATTCCGTGCGTACGACGGTCGATGCCCCAGGCCTGACTCAGCTCCTCGATACTGAGGTTCGAGGGGTCTCGGGGAAGGCGGTTCGGGTCCTGCTTCTCCAGGTCTGTCTGGAGTTCCAACCAATCGAGGTTGGGGAGTCGGCTCTCGTGGATGTCTGCGGCCAGGAACGAACGCAGGTCGAGGCCGTCCTCCTCGGAGAACCAGTTCGTGATACCGGGGTCCTCTTCGGCCCTGACAGTTCGAGGGCCGTAGGGGGCGTTGTCAAACTTGCCGTGCTCCGAGAGGTTGTTGCCAGGCAGACCGGAGAACCCTTGGGCGGACGGAAGACGTCCTCCCTGCATGACACCTTCGCCAGTGCCCTCGCCGTCGAAGAGGAACCCGTCGAGGTTCCAGTTCGAGCCAGAAGTCGAGGTGAAGACGCCCTCGGGCAGATTTGACTTGTTGTTCGCCATCGTGTCTACCTCTCAGGTGCGTTCCGACTGGTCCTGGCTGATTTCCTCGTCGGCCCACCCTTCCGGATTCTGCTTGATCTCGTCTGCGTGCTCGATGATGTCCTCGACCTGACGACTGGACGCGGACCAGTGCGAGGCATGGACTTCGTCATGTAGCGTGTCTGATAGGGCAGATAGTGCCTCGACGACGTTCATGTACGCGCGACGCATCTCCGAGATACGCTGGATGTAGCCTCGACCTCCGAGCTTGCCGTCGGGGGAGACCATCCGAGACTTGATTTTGGCGAAGAGAGTGTAGCCGCTCATCGCGTGGCCAAGAGCGGCATTCGTCGCCCGCAGAGTCTTGGCCAGAGCCTTCACCTGCTTGGGGTCGTAGGTGTAGGCATCGGCGCGAGGCATGTCCCGTTCTGTCGGCGGAGTGGTGAATGCCCAGGAGGTAGCGTCGTTGGTGTTGTCCTTGACGTGGCGAACCTCTCCGGCCGTCCGAATCATGTAGGCCTGGGCAACCCTCTGGGCCACGTCGCGCTTGATGTGGGCTAGGACGGAGCGACGGACGTCCTTGAGAACGCCCAAAGGGACGTCCGCACTGGCCGTCCTGAAGCGAGGGTCCGCCTGTGTCCGCAGGGCCTGTGTCCACTGACGACAAGAGGAGGCCAACTGCTCCTTCGGGGTAGTTGGGGGGAGATGAAAAGACCCCACAACACATCGAGCGATGTCCCTGCGGTCCATGGTTATACTCCCTTGAGGGGAGACCCGTCCGAGTCGAACAGACGCTCGACGACGTATGTCTCGCCTTCCTTCCGATAGCTCCAGAGGTCCTGGGTCGATTTGTTCACCAGTTCGTTGTGGCCGTTGAGGAAGAAGCTAGTGAGGTCACCCAGGCTCGTTGCCGTCACCATGACAGAACTGGCCTGTCGAAGGAGCGGAGGAGCTGGCTTGAGGTGATGAGCAGCGACAGCCCTCAGAAGGCCGTCGTCCCACATCACGAACACTCGCCCATCGAGGGCTGTCACGTCGCCGGATGCCGTCCGAACCTTGACCACGGTGCCTTCGGCGTCGACCTGACCCCGCAGAGGGGTTGGGAAGTCCGAGTAGGCCAGCATGGCTTCGGCAGAAGAGACGAAGGACACCCGAGTGCCCGACAGAAGAGGAGCAGGCTCCGGAACGGGCAGCGGAGTGGGAGCTTTCCCAAACAGCACACCGAGGTCGTCGGTGCCGTCGGTACTGGTGATAGCCCGCCCAATTACGCTGTTGGCGAACCCGATGTCTCCAGAGGAGCCGATGTCGATGTTGCCTTCCAGAAGGTCTTCCCAGTATCCCATGGCTACCTACCTCACAGTACCGGGACCAGCTCCTTTCGCCGGTCCACGCCGATTCTGTCCCAGTGAATGACAAACCCTTTGTCCTTCACCCATGAAAGAACTTTCCTATAGAGAAGGTACAACAGCCGAGCCATGATGGTCGCCGGCAAGAGAGCGAAGGTCCCCAGGCCCGGGAACAAGGTCGCCACCAGGAGGCCGATGCCGGATTCCGGCAAGGACCCCAATAGCTCGCCCATCGACAGCCCGCCCGTGAACCCCCTGATGAGACCTTCGACGTCCCACGAAATCTCGGCCACATTGAGCCAGACCCAGATGAACGCCGCAGCCATCAGGGGGCGGGCCAAGGTCTTGGCCAGACCCAGATGAACGCCGCAGCCATCAGGGGGCGGGCCAAGGTCTTGACCACCCTGCTCTTCTCCAACACTCTGTCGATAGGTTGGATGACAATGGGGGCGAAGCTTCTGATGGTAGTCGCGGACGAAGTCGTAGAACTTGTACTGGCGTACATGCTCCCGCTCCACGCTCCAAAACAGAAACGACCCGATGGGGTAGCCTTGCATCAGGCTGTCGAACAGCCGCGCGATCTGCTCCGGTCGCCTCCGGTTTCATATGACCAGCTACGCCCCTGGCGCAGCAGCAGCGAGCCGTGACCAGAAGAACCCGGCACGCGCACATCACGGCACCTCGATGCGGTGCGGCTCGAGCAGGTTGAAGACCGCTTCGTGGGCGTACCACCCGTCCAACGCCGGGTTCTCGTCCCAGCCGACATAGGCCGGGCTCGTTGGCGGAATTCCCTCGACGAGGGAACGGTCTGCAGCGCGACCAACCACGATGCAGGCGTGCCGATGGCGTGTGAGCATGACGCAGAGCCGACCGGGATCGAGATGGAACTCATCGACGTCGACGAGGCCCGCAAACGGGTGCCACGCGATGACGATCTCGTACGTGAGCCCCTGGAGCTTGTTCGCGGTGTTGACGACGACGTCCGTCAGACCGGCGTCGTCGAGTGCCACCCTCAACAAGTTCTTCTGATCGTTGTGGCTTACGGCAACTGCAATTTCGTTCGCCTGAACGGGCTTCGCCCTCCGGTGCGTCTCGCACTGGGCAACGGGACCGCGATCGAGGAGCCGAAGCAGTAGTGGTCGACGTGGAAGGAACGGGTCTCGCCCTCGTGGTCCGACGCCGTCTGGATCATCTCCGGGAGCGCGTGCACGATGTAGCAGTCATCCGGAGGGGACCCGGGCGGCTCGCGGACGAGTGCGACTCCTTCTCCCAGGCATCAAGCTGGTACAGCGCACGGAAGACTGCCGGGATGACGTGGTCGTAGAGCAAGTCGTTATGCCGACTGACCCACTCGACGATCTGGTCCAGGAGCTTCGGGGTTTGCTCGAACAGCTCTTCGATCGCGATGGGGCTCTTGTTGAGATAGCGTGCGACCTCCGCGACGACGGTGAGACGCGAGTGCTGGCGATCCTCCATGTCCACGACCTCGGACCGGCTGGACACGTCTCGGCCGTCCCCCCGCAGGCCAGTCTGGATGGTGCGGAGCACCTTGTAGCGCTCAACGAGCTCTTCTGAGAACGACAGGTCGAGCGGCCTGGGGGAGGCGATGTCCTTTAGCTCCCACAGGTGCCGCTTGCGGCGGATCTCCAGATGAGGGACCGGACGAACCGGACGGACTTCGACCCGCTGCTTGGACTGTCCGTCCTTCTTGAGTTCGTCGACGGTGAGCTTGTAGTTCTCGTGAAGCTCCTGATCCAGCATCTCCTTGCACTGCGTCGAAAGGTAGACGCGGCCTGTGCGCGTCGGGGGCATGTCGATGGCGCGGAGGCAGCGCATCGACGCCTGAAGCACGAAGATCTTGGACGTGGGCTTCCGGTAGAGCACGACACCGAAGAGCGACCGACAGTTCCAGCCCTCCTTGCCCTTGCCTACCAGGAGGATGAACTGCTTGTCCGAGTCGTGGGTGTCGAGGAGGTTGAACGAGCGGATGTCATCTGCCGTGGTGTGTTTGGAATCGCCCACGTTCACCAGGACCGATGTGCCTGAGATACCCGCGTCGCCCAGAACCTCGAGGAGCACGCGTCTCACGGGATCGATGTCTTTGATCTTGGGGACGAAGATCGCGAGCTTGGGAAGCATGCCCTCGTAGCGTCGGCCCCCGCCGTGGTGGCGAATGAAGTCGGCGACGGCATCCTTGACGAACTTCTTCTCGAGGACCTTTTTCTCGTCGACGTGCTGGACTTCGACCTCCTTGAGATAGCCAGCCTCGATCGCCTGCTTGAGCCCGTAGGCGTAGACCACCTCCGGGAAGACCTGTCCCTTGGCGTAGGGCGTGCCTGTGAAGTTGTAGCAGCCCACGACGCGCGTTCCGCGCTCCTTCAGGTCCTGCCCGAGGAGGTCGACTGTTCGCCGTAGGCTCGTAGCGCTCTCGGGGTCGAGGTCCTTGATGAGTGTGTTGCCGAAGGCGTGGTGGGCTTCGTCGATGAAGACCCCGAGCTGCTCCATTCTGCGAAGGGTCTCGTACCGCTGGTTCGTGACGATCTCCGCCTCGTTCTCAATCTCCTCGGTGTCGAACAGGTTCCGAGCCCGCGCTTCGGCGGAGGTCGGCTCGAGCGTCCGGGGCGTCGCCGCAAACAACTTGGCGGTCGCAGACGGCGTCTTGCTCTGCCGCTTGAGAATGATCTTCTGCGCGTTGCTGACGATGATGTTGAAACGCTGGCGCAGGCCCGTGAGGGTGGCGCCGTCCTCCTCGAGAAACCGAGCTTCCGCCGCGTCGATCACGTGCATGTACTCGGGCGGGACGACCAGCAAACGGTCGAACTGTTCAATGTCGCGGCGCAGAGTGGCGAGGACGGTCTTGTCCGGGGCGAAGATCAGGGCATTGTGCGCGTACCGGACATCCTTGGGGTACGTGTTCGCCATCAGAAAGTCATAGAAGATGCACGTCGCCATGAGCAGCGTCTTGCCGGTGCCCATGGTCAACGCGAAGATGTAGTTCGCGTACTCGACGGCCCCGCCCAGCTTCTTCATCTTCTCGAAGGCAGCCTTGTAGGCTTCCTCTCCGAAGTCCGCGTCGAAGAGCGACGCCTGCTCGTCGACCGATAGGCCGATGGCGTCTCGCGTCGCGAACGGCGTCTCCTTCCGGTACCACTTCTCGAAGATCTCGTGGACCGGCCAGGCGCGCACGGCGCGGCCGCCCGCGGAGCGTTCGACCATGCGCTCCTTGAGGAAGATGTACATCTCGAGGGCCTGCGCTTGAGGCACGCGCAGGAAGCGAGGACGGGCGCGCCGCGCTTCCAGCACTTCGTCGTAGCCGAGGGGGGCGTTGTACTCGAGGAACCGTTGCGTCACGCCAGGGTAGTTGGCGCGGATCACGACGCGGTTCTTGCGGTACCAACCCCATAGCTCGTGGTGGAAGGCCTCGTCGAGCGTGACCACCTTGCGAACCGGCTTAGCCATGGTTCACCTCGACGCTCGCTTCGAAGACGTCGGAAAGCACATCCGTGATCTTCACCCGGATGGTGCCGGCGCCATCGGGAATCTCGTACTCCCCGGCGACCATCTCACCGCGAGCCGGGATGTCTGTCACCGCCGGGCGCAACACAGCACCATCGAAGTTAAAGTCGATGAGCACGCTGTCGACGAACTCGCGCCAGTCGGAGACGGCCGCCTTCTCCATCGACAGCTTCTGGAGGAGGTTCATGGGGTAGAACCGCTCAATCCGCAGCCGCTGCCGCTTGACCGTGATCTTCGCCTCGCTGTCCCGCTTGAACTGGATGTGATCCTTGTCGCGAAGAATGTCGACGACCTCGATGTCGACTTTGCAGCCTGGGTCGTTGAGGCTGTTTCGGATCTCAGTGGTCAATTCCGCGGCGATGTCGGGTTCGTGTCCCATGCAGAGGAGCGTGATTCGCTCTACCGGCTTCTTGGGCGCGTCCACGCGACGACGCGCAAGCTCTCGGTAGTCAAGGTTCTGAACGATGGGGGCGAGATCGGCCTTGGTGGCGATACGGTTGACCGGCATTACGCGGACTTGTCGGGCCTCGGTGCCTTCTCCAAGCTCCCCATGCCAGAGCGCGCCCCCTGCGAGCGGGCGCACGCCGATGGCCTCAAGCAGCAGTTCTCGTGCCTCGAGTTCGTTCCGGAAGACCTCGTACTGGTTGACGACGAACACGTCGAAGCCGGGAAGCGAAGCGGCCTGCGACTGATCATCACGAGGCGTCGGCTTGCCCAGCGAAAGCTGGGATCGCAGGCGATGGATCGTTGTGGTTATCGCCCCTTGATTGATGTCGCTCCCGACAAATCGACGGCCCAGCCGAGACGCACAGGCCAACGTCGTTCCAGACCCGGCAAAGCAATCCAGTACGAGCGCCCCTGGCTTGGTCAGGCCAAGAATGATGCGTTCGAGCAGCAGCTCGGGCTTCTGGGTTGGGTAGCCGATACGTTCTGACGACTTCGGATCAAGCCCCTTCATATCCCAGACCGAGTCGATGGGTTGCCCGAGGGCCTCGTACACAACGTCATCAGCACCCGGATCTCGGCCGTGTTGCTTCTTCCACTTGTTCAAATAGCGAACAAATCTCGAATCCTGCGTGGGCATGTTGCCCCCTAGAATCCGCCCGCTCTCGTCCATGTAGGACTTCCAGCGCTTTCCATCGATCGTGTCGGCCAACTGTGTGTCAAAGAGCTGGTTGTAAGTGAAAGACACGCCTTTCGTGTACCAAAGGAGGGTGTCGTGTTTGCGGGGAAAATAGCCGTGCGTCTGCCCCTGGAAGGTGCGGTACCTCCAGACGATCTCGTTCTTGAATCCAGGCGCCCTTCCGTCTCCACCACCGTCGCCGAACACTTCGTCCATTAGGCACCGAAGGTGGTGCATCTTGTGCCAGTCGCAATGAAGAACGATGGATCCCGTTGAGCTCAGCAACTCGCGCAGCAGGTACAGCCTCTCATACATGAACTGCAGATACTCATCATTGGTCCACAGGTCCGAGTACTGTCGCTCCTCGAATGCCGTTCCGTCGGATGAGGCGACTCCGGCTCGCTGCACGACCTTCTTCTTGTAGTCGGCCTTCGAGTCGAACGGTGGGTCGATGTAGACGAAGTCAACTCGTCCTCGGAACTTCCGCAGCAAGTGCCCCATCACCTGCAGGTTGTCGCCCCAGTACAGCTGGTTGCGCCATCCATGGACGGCGTCACCGTGGGACTCCTTGTGCTGCGCCGGGTAGTAGTGGACGCCGTTGAACGGCCGCTTCCCCTTCCACCACAGCTCCGGAAACCCGCGCTGGGGGTCTGGTCGGGAGGTCTCGACCTCGAAGAACTCGGTCTGCTCGGCCTCCGCCGGGACCAGGTCTTGCTGGCCGTCATTCTTCTTCTTCATCGTCATCCTCGCCGGTCGCAGTAGGCTTTCATGTCGCAGTTCTTGCAGAGCTGTTCGGGCCGTTCCTGAATGTCGAAGTCCTTCGACTCGATGCGCGCGACCACGTCATCGAACCCTTGCATCGTGCGCTCGATACGCACGGGATCCATGTCGTATGAGATGCGGGGGTTCCCGTGGAGCGCTCCGGTATAGTGCAGGTGGAGCTTGGTCACTCGCTTGCCGTGGCGCTTCTCCACGAGTTGCCCGTATCCTTGATACGAGTCCAGACCTTAGGCGCCCTCTTGAAGAGCTTCAGGAGGCCATTGAGCTTGCGTCCCAGACCACCCAGGAGTGCCGTGCGTGTCTTCGCGTTGATGGCCGGGAGGGTGAACGCCTCCGCGAACCCAACGAGGACCTCGGGAGTCAGGTCGTGCAGGCTCGCAGAGCGTTGGTGGAACCCGACCGAGGCGTAGGCTTCGGCGGCCGCGACTCGGATGAAGTACCGGTCGGCGACCCGCTGTGCGATCTCGGCCTGGACCATCGACTCACCACACGCTGTGCTGGTAGTCGTAGCCAATCTTCTCCTTGCTCAGCCAGTCGGTGAACCCCTCCCAAGACACACCCTTGAGGGCCTTAGGGTCCGCCTTCAGGATCTTGAACAGCTTACGTGCTGCCCCGGAGCTTTTCTCCTTAATCTTGGTGTAATAGGGGTCCTGTAACTGGAAGTCAGAGCTGGGGGAGTAGGCACTGAACTCTGTCCACTCCGAGGTCACGGCGAAGTCCTTGGCCTCGGCAGTGATTGGCTGGACGTCGAGAGGAACCACCTTGAGGTAGAACACCTGCTTCTCGGAGACGCGCACGCCATCGTCCTTGTCGAGGCCCTTCTTCTCGACAGCCTTACGAGCCTTGTCGACCGCCCCTTTGAGAGCCTTGAGGACCTTGTCGTAGTCCATGCTCTTCGAAAGCTTGGCGTCGTTGATGAGGTTGATACCGAGGAACTCGTCGAGGTGGAGAGTCTGCACCGCATACCACATCGTGATTTCAGTGTATCCCATCTGCCTCTTGAACTTCTTGCCTGGGATTTCCTCTACCAGGATGTACGCGTTGTGGTAACTGACCCGGACGTCCTTGCCAATCCAGACCGCGTCCCAACGCCCACCTCCGCGAGCCCACTTGGCTCGGGCATCGTGGTTGAACACCAAGGGAACCAGTGTCTCCCGAAACTCGGGGCGTTGACTGGCCAAACGAATAACGGCCTCGCGAAGACCCATCACAACCTCCTGTGGACGGCATACTTGACCGTCGTCGTCTGAGCGCCTGAGAAGGACGCGGTGAACCCAGAGGCCGTAGGACTGGTTGTCCCGAGGGCTTCGGTCAGTTCCGTCTCGTAGGTCACATGGTAATCATCGTCGGGGCCGTCCACCGCGAAGGAGACGGCCTCAGAAGACGATGCTGTAAAAGAAATCGTACCTCTCTGGAGGTCCTCGGCGATGGTACCGGCCCCTGCGATGGAGGTTCTCTTGCAACCCCGCATGACGAGAGGGGCAGAGTTGTTGACCACCACCGAATCGAGGTCGCTGTTCGCCGCCTCGAAAGTTCCGACCCCGTCTCCGTCAAGAGTGAGGCCACCACCAGACCCAGACCTCATAACGCTGTCGATGGACAAGCTGCCCACGCCCGTCAGGGTCGACATGATGTTGCCGAGCAGCGCCATGCTGGCCAGGTGGTAAGACGAACTCACCAGGGAAGGAATGGGGTTGCCGGAGTCGTAGTCGAGCTGAAGGTGAACGGCCTGGTCGATGTCGCGAATCGAGCACCGGGCACATTGGGTGATGCGAGTCAGGGACGTCGAGTGACTTCCCGCCCAGGTGCCTCCTTGGATGCGGATGTTGTTGACAGTGGTCGCTCGGACCTGGAACGCCCCGGCGCCCGAGGCGACCAGGTCGCAGTCAACGATGCCGACCTCGGCAGAGCCGATAACGGACGTAGCTCCACCGATGATGTCGATGCAGGGGTCGCCTGCGAAACTGTTGGCAATGCGCAGGTTCTGGATATGAAGCCAGTTCGGGTCTGTACCGACGGCCGACTGGACGATGATGGTCGCCCCTGCTGAGGGCGCCTCGATGGAGGCCCCTCCAGGACTCATGAGCCAGATGCCGTCCTTCTCGATGGTCACCTGCTCGGCGTACACCCCCGCAAGAATGTAGACGATGCTGGGGTCTGTCAGGCTGCTCGTCGCCAGGACGGCATCGACGGCGGCCTGGATGGTATTGTACTGAGCACCGCTGCCACTCTTGCCGACGACGAACACGTTGGCGATGGAACGCAGACCGGCCAAGTCGGCCACAGTGAGACCGGCCACCGTTGGGTCGGTGATGCGGATGGCACCAGTCGCGGGGTCTCGCTCAATGAGACGCGTCCCGGTCTCTCCGGGAGCAATCTGGATGGCGTCGACTTGGATGGGGTCCTGGGGCATCTCGAACTACCTCACACAAAGACGTCGAAGCCAACGGTTCCGGTGATGGGGGCGGAAAGCTCGATAGTGAACCCGGTGGTGGCCTTGTTGGTCACCCGCCAGTCCACGAACTCGGGCAGTTCGGGGTGAACCCGGTAATTCGTGTTCGAGAACGCAATGCCGAACACGAAAGAAGCAGTGACGGCGTTGGTAAAGGTGAGCTGGCCGCCCACCGCGCTGGTCTGTGCCACGAGGTCCTCCACTTGTCCGATGGCCGTTTGGATGTCGTTGATGACCTCCTCGGGGAGTCCCGTGACGGAGTCCGTAACGCGTCCCGTGGGAGTGACGATATTGCGGACGGTGACGTTGCTCAGGGTGTCCTGAGCGACCTCGAAAGTGTAGAACACCCCGCCGCCGCCGGACCGAAACGTCAGTGCTGTCTCTTGACGGACTAGTACCATCCCGACGTCCTCACCAGATTCCAGAGGTCTCCATATCCCGGCCCTCAGCCCAGTCCCTCAACGTGACCAAAGCCTCATAATCCGAAGACCAGACCGACACAGAGTCAAATCCGGACTCCACTCCTAGATCAGGAATCGTCTTGACGTTGGCAATCTTCGTCTTGCCGTCCCTCATCGCCCGAAGCAGACCAGACATGTTGCGCGTGTAAGTCCCACTGGCGTAGATGGTCAGACGATACTCAGGCTTGGCTCGGCGTTCGAGCCAGCGTCGAGCGACCTTCTTCGCCATGACAACACGTGTCGCGGATGTCGCGGATTGCTTTGACATGGGTCCCTACCAGGATGATGCCTCGGACTCCGAGACTCCTATGGAGAGAGACTCGATAGGGACTTTAGTGGAGCCCCTCAAGCAACCCTGTAGGTCACAGTCGCATCCTTGGACGAGCGACGGACCTCTCGGAGGATGTTGAGGTTGTTCTGGATGGCCTCGAAGAGTTGGACGTAACGGTCCATGTCCTCGGCCTCCTTCATACGACGCAGAGAACGGATGAACCGATGACGTACCAGTCCCTGGCTCTCCCCCAGACGCTTGGCCACCGCACTCTGACACGTCGTCTCAAACATCAGGACCATGATGCGGACATCCTTGGGATCATCCAGGAACTCGCCCAGGACCTCCTCCAGCTCCGCCTCGGTGACGTCCGGTAGGTGGAGAAGGAACATGATACGGGCCGTCGCCCTCTGAAGGCGATAGCAGACCGTGGGCTGACTGACCCCATATAGCTCTGCGATGGCCGTCTGCTTCATGTGCCGGAAGTAGTAGAGCTTGACGAAGTCTGACTCCCTCGCTGGCAGGTTATCGAGGATGGCCTTGATGCGCTCCATCTTCTCCTGACTCTCCTCGGACGGTGCCGAGAAGACGGAGTCCATGTGAGCCATCGAATCCTGGACGCTGAATCGAGAAGATAGCTCGACCGGGTCGATTACCTGGTGTCCTGGCCACATCATGTCCGCACTCCCTGTCGTCGCTGTTTGCACAGCACCAAGACCTAGACGAGGACTGCCTCTCCCTCTTCGTCCTCTACTGCGAGGAACATCCGAGGAAAACACAGAGTGGCCCGAAGAGACTGAAGCCCCTCCGTTTCAACGATGACGAGGTCGTCCTCCAGGAAGCACAATACCTTGACCGTCAGGCCCTTGAGACGACCCTCAACAACTCGGGCCCGGTCTCCAATGCCGAGATCGCGAACACACAGACCACGCAGACTGACCCGCATGGACTCAATCTCTGCGTCAGAAACACAGTGGAGGACTCGGATGCCGTTGGTCCCCACCGAGGACATGACCTGGTTGACATAGTTGGTCCTGGTCTCCAGGCTGAAATACTTGACCTCGGACAGGCCAGAGGCTACGAACACGTACCCCTGAATCAAGGTCTTGGTCACGACACGGTCAGGGCGGTGGTAGGTCACCGCGGGCACGAAAATCAGGTGGCCCTCGTCGATGTCCAGGTCACGGCGAAGGGTGCTCTCCAGGGTCCCTTCCTCAACCCGGACCTCCCCCGCATGTCCCAGCTCGATGACGACCCAGGTTTGTCGGTCCCTAGGATCACCCTTAGCTGTCTGGGATAGTTGCTCGGCGGTGTCTTCGAGAAGCCTCCCCGGAGTCGCCTTCTCGGGGACGGACTCGGCGAACTCCTCTGGCTGTCCATAAAGGTACTGAGACCTCTCGACCCCGTCCTCCGTCAGACCCCAAAGACCTCGGCCCAGACTCAAACAGAAAGAGGAGCGGCGACCAGAATACCTGACCGCCCTACCACTCTTGTGAGAGACTCTATCTGGTCGTTGGTTGCGGTGAGCCCACCCAATGACCCGGTAGAGGCCCAGAGGCTTAGATCCCCTCAAAGGCCACGGGCTATTCCGTGGGTCGATACCCACCTCCCCCAGAACCTCGTCAAGCACCGTCTGGTATGGAACCCCGACGTAAGCTGAGAACCCTGTCAGGCGACCGAGGACCTTGACCAGGGGATCAAAGAACTCCTGCGCCGTCGGACGTGGCCTCGACTGCTCCTGGGGAGCCTTGTCCTGAATCTCTGTCAATCCCACCCTGCCCCACCGAACGCTGCATACCAAGCTCTAGAAGACGGCTGCGGAGCAGGGAACAGAACTCCCCTAATCCCATCTGGTCAGTCTCACCGGAGCCCGTCTGCTGAACCTGAGGTGCTGGGGACGGGACCGGCTTGGAGACACTCGACTCTGCCTTGCCAACCGGACTCGCCCCGAAGCTATTTCGGTTCACCGCACGGGGATCAACGTAGACTCCACCCTCGATGTACGTCTCGTCAGCCATACTGATGAGACGTGCAGAACCCTCTGACACCGTCACCGAATCTTCTCCGGAAACTTTCTCCGCAGAAGTTACATCCGGCTCCGAGTTTTCCAGAGAAGGGTGGGGTAGGTCAAGTCTTCTGTCAATAAGCACTGGAGAGGAATTCCTCGTTTCCAAAAGCGAGAAACAACCCCCCAAAAATTGGCGGTGTAGTAGGAACAGGTCACACTCCAACATCTCCCGAGTGGGTCGTCGGGGGCGGGAGGCGAGGGACTCACTTACAAGAAGGAGTCCGTCCCGATGTCTCTGTCCGATGCCGGTTAGTCTCTCGGAGTCCCAGTAGGTGGGGGCTTTCTCAACTGAGAGCGCCACCTTGAAGGCCAGGAGAGCCGCCTCGGACAGGCGCTTGTACAAAGTTGCTGGTGAAACTTTCTCCAGCAGAGTTTGGGTGGCCTGGAGGGACTTGGGGATGTCCGTCCCCAGGCCTTCGAGGATCTCAAGAACCAGTTCATTGAGGTCGTCCCCGAGGAGCTGACGGACGGACTCCAGGGTGATAGGACCTGGGAGTCGGGCGAGGCTCTCCAGGGATTTGATAGCGGCTCGAATGCCGCCCTCGGCCCCTTCAGCGATACGTAACAAGGCCTCGTCCTCGGCCTCGAATCCCTCCTGGTCACAGATGAAGCGCAGGCGCTCTGCAATCTTCTTCGGGGAGACGACACGGATGACGAACGTTGGCCCACAGCGGTTGGCCACCGTGTTCCGCATCTTCTCCGGCTCGGTGGTGCAGAAGATGCACGTCAGACGGCGACTCCCCGTCTCCTGGTCCGTGTCCTCCATGGGCTTCAGCAGAGCATCCATCGCGTCCTTGGAGAGCTGGTGTGCCTCGTCGAACAGGTAGAACCGCCGACGTCCTGAGAACGTGGCATACTCGATGTTGCTCAGGATGGAGCGAATGTTCTCCTTACCACTATTGGTGGCGGCATCGATTTCCGTGAAGGCATCCGAGACACCTCCCCGGAGAACCTCGACGCAAGAGCTGCACTGGTCGCAGGCCTCACCCCTGGCGGGAGACTCACAGAGAAGGGCCCTCGCCAGAATGCGACCAAGGGTCGTCTTGCCGGAACCGGACAGACCGGCGAAGAGATACGACTGGTGGCGGCCTTCCCCGCTCGCCACTATCTGGCGGAGCATCGTCTTGGTGTGCCCTTGACCAAGAACCTCGTCGTACCTCTTCGGCCGGTACTTGATGTCCAGCGGCTCCCCCATTACTCCTCACTCCCCTCGTCTTCAGAGGCGGACTCTTCCTCCTCGGCGAACAACTCCTCGATGGCCGAGGCACTTTCTTCGGCGGTGTCGTCCTCCGTATCGTACTTCATCCAGAAGCCGAAGAGCTTGATGTTCTCGTAGAACACCGAGGCGTCAGGAGGCCGCACGAAGTACCTCTCCGTCCCGTCCTCCTTCTCTTCAACCCCGCAGCAGCACAGGAGATGGTGCAGGGCGGCCATCTTGGTCTCGTCGGAGAACGTCAGCCACTCGTCGTTCCCGATCTCCAGGAGGAACACCAGCTCCCCTCGCTCCTTGGTCAGGGCCTGGATGACCGCCGACGCCTTCTTCGACTTCCCGAAGATGACCTGACCCCCGGACTTCGTCGCCTTCTCCTTGAAGAGAATGGCGATCTTGTCATCGACAGTTGCCAAGTGAGGCAGGTGTTCCTTGATGATGTACTCCATCAACTCCCGGGTGGCTCCGGTTGCTTCCCAAATTTTCGACGACATTGCGCCCTCCAATAGCGTGAGCAAATGCTTCGAGGAGGACCTCTCGTCCTCCTCGCTCCCAAATTTCGCCGGGGTCCTTGCCTCCGATATAGGCAACCTCCCGACACCCGATAGGTACGTCAAGTAGGTCCTTGATGGCCCTACTTGACCCGGAACGGCCAGCCTCGTCGTTATCGTAGACGACGTAGACGAATCTGGAAAACCGGCGAAGGAACTGGAGGTGACTGAATCCGAGACGGGCTCTTCCAGTGGCCAGGACGACCTCGGAGTGGGGAACCACCCACTCCATCGCGAAGAGATCGAAAAGACCCTCGACCAACCAGACAACTCCGTGGACCCAAATCTGTTCGACCCCCTTCGCCGCCCCCAGAAACACGGGGTTCCACCGAGATTCCGGAAGGCGGAACTCGGTCTTCCAGTCACCCCGACGACCGATGAGCCCCAGAACGCGACCCTGGGGACACAGAAGCGGCGCTACGAGACACCCGTCCAATTTCTGGCCCCGAGACCCGTATCTCTTCCGGAACTCCTTAGAGGGCGCGTCGCTTGGTGCTGTATCCCATGTCGTGAGCTGCATCCTCTGAAAAGAGTCGAACCTGGCTCCCCGGGCCAAAAGCATCTCCTCATGGTCGGGAGACAGCTCGCACGAGCCCAGAACACCACTCAACCATTCCCTCATGTCTCCTTGCCCTTCCTGCTCTTCTTCTTGAGTGAGCGGGGCGGTGTCTTGCGTGCCACCGAGATTCCTCGGACAGCGTTCTGGACAACGGCGAACATCCCCGAACTCCCGGCCAGGGTCACCATGCCCACGAAGGATCTCTCCTTGGGCAGAGCAACGGCCGTGTACTCCGGAACCCACTCGGCGCCAACGACGGGGTAGTCACCGATGGTACCCCGCTTGAGATACCTCTTCCCCGAAAGGGGAGACACCAGAAGCTCGATGTCGCGAAGGCCAAAACTGGAGACGTAGTCTCCCGCCGCCTCCATCCCCTTGAGGGTGAACGGATGGGTGTTCCCGTACTCCAGCTCATGACCACGCTCAACGATGGCATCGATAACCAGGCAGAAAAAGGCCGCCAGGTCCTGGCCTGGCCTGACCCCTGCCCGTACGGTCCCGTTCCCCAGGGGGCGTTCGTACCAATAGAGGGGGGTTTTTAGCGACACGTTGGTCGTCAGGATGGCATCGAGACGAGGGTCTACAGGAACGACGACCGCGAGTGCTTGGGCACCCTCGCGGACGAACTTGGGGTCTCGGTACACAGACAGGAGCGGGTTGTCCATCATTCCTCCGTCGCCTCTCGGCGCCAGAACATGAACCAGACCAGCACGCGACGCCACCAAGGTAGGGCGTAGTGAGCCAAGGAGTAGTTCGTCTCCACGATGATCCCACTCTCTTGGGGGTCCCCTACCTCTCCACCGCTAGAAGTAGAAGCCGATACAGAATCGGACTGGCCACCTTCAACACCCAGATCAGAAACTGGAACAACATCGTCTACCTCGTCTTCGGGGACTTCTGACCCCTCGTCTTCGTCATCGTCCTCCCCGTCACCTTCGACCTCTCCGGGTTCCTTCGGGGAGGCCTCCTCGTCAACAGAGGCCACAGCCTCCGAGGCGACGGGACCATCGTACAAGACCCAAAGCAGAGAGCCGACGTCGGGGTACTCGGCCACCAAAGGACCCATCTCCCCGTCCCTGGCTCTATTTAGGAGGTCCTGCATATGGAGGACGAACTGGCCTTTTGCCTCATCCTTGGTCAATCGGGACTCCAAATGAGGACACCCCTTCGCTGTCGAGAGACACTCCGGCATATCATCGTCGCAGACAACGACGGACCACTTCACTCCCTCCGGCGGAGTGAACCGACACACCCCGACCTCCTTTCCGGAGACCGAGGCGACCCTGTCGTTGTGCTTGCATCGGCAAGGAACACGACGGAAGTTATCCTTGAGGACCTTACTCTGGTGTCTCCAGATGACCTGCTGAAGCTTGCGTCGGACCTTGCCTTCGCTCTTCATCTCTGAACCTCGTTCTCCAGGGTGAACTTCGCCGTGTCCTTCCTGGCTTGACGAACCCGGTACGACCTGTGAGACGCGTCCACGAACGTCTGGTTGTGTGTGATAATGAGGATATCCAAACCCAAACGATCACACAAAGCCACCAGGAACCGGCCCATGTTTGTAGCGTAGCGAGGGTCGAACGCCGGCAAGGCCTCGTCGAGGAGAAGGAACCTCCTCATATCACGCTTCGCCAGGATAAGCACTCGCAAGAGTACCGACTCGACCGTGGTCACAGAGCCGCCGAACGCCTCGCGACTGATTCCCTTCTGGACAGCACCGTCCGAGAGGGTCTTAGTCGTCACCAAATCAACTGCGACCTTGCCGCGCTCGACGGCGACCCGCGTCTCAACAGACAACTCCTGGTCGTCAAACACCGCCTTGAGGGCCTCGGATTGGAGCCCCTCAAGGGTGGTCACGGCATCCTTGATTTCGGCGTCGATGAGACTCCGGAACAGGGCACTGACGTGCTCCAGGACGGACTCCTCGTCACGAAGCTCCTCGACCTCTTTGTCCACTCGGCGAAGACTGGCCCGGAGCGCAGAGCGGCGTCCCTGGGCCCTACTGAAGTGGGTCTTGAGGGAGTCCAGGTCCGGGAGTTCTGGTAGAAGGGACATCATCATCCCGCCTTGGCCGATACCCAGGACAGGACGGTGAGCCGTTTGCTATCCCCGATCTCCTCGCAGAAGGAGACCCACCCTCCCTTGTTCTGGGAGGAGACACCCATGACCACCCTGTCGCCAGAATACTGGCTCACGATCTTGGTGAGATACTCGTAGTTGAGGGTGAACCCCTTGTCTGGGAGGGTGCCTTCGGCGGTGTTCTCTTCCAGCTCCAGAAGAGGGACTGAAAGGGACACCGTATCCCCGGTGGCCGACACCAGGCTCATCTCGATGAAGGACCCTTCGACGCGATAGGTCGACCTCCTCCAGTTGTCCTCGTAGTTGGCACTGCTCGACAGAATGTCCAGGGCGGTTAGCATCTCGGACTTGTCGAACGTCCACTTCTGGTGAGCGTTCGAGAAGGCTGACGCCACTCGACCCATCTTGGGGAAGTCCTTGCCCTGACGCTCACTGCCGAATAGACGGCCGTCGGGGGACCGGAGGAAAAAACCCCGACTGTGCTCGTAAATTTCGACTTCGCACCCGACCACGTCGAGAAATTTACAGGACTTACCGATCTCACGTCCGGGGACTCGGAGGCTGGACTCCTCCATGCCGGGAACGGTGACGCGGACGCAGGACGCCCCGTCGGTTGCGAGAAGCGCTCCGCCCCGGAACTGGCAGTTGCAGAGGTGGGGCTCCATCGTCTCGTTCTTCGAGACGAAGTGCTTGGCGTACCCAAGGGCGGCGGCCAGGTCGGATGACTGAATCTTGGCCGTCGTCTTGGCCTCCTCCAGGGTCTTGTCCCAGAAGGGGAAGGAGGTCGGGTCCTTCGATCGGAACTTGACCGACCCGCGAGGGCTCGTGGCCTTGACTACACCCCGGTGGTGTTCGAACACTAGGGCCGAGTCATCGACGGCCCCCACCCATCGACGCAGGCGCTTCGACTCAATGGTGAACTGGTTATGCCGATTGTCGTCATCCAGGCCTTCGACACGACAAATCATCGGAGATCCCGAGAAGAAGCTCTCGTTGTAGCTCAGGACCTCGATCTCTCCGTCGACGTGACGAAAGATGAAGTCGGCGTTGATGTTGTCGCCGCTGGCCGCGACGGTGTTGCTTGTAATTGCGAGAGCTGACTCCAAGTCGCTCTTTGCCACTGTGACCTTCATGTGTCTCCTTCGATGAAAGGGGCCAATTCGGCCTCCACTGCCTCAACCTCTGCGACGGCGGCCTCGACCTTCTCTCGGTACGCCTTGTGAAGTTTAGCCAGGAACCCGTCGATGTTGTCGGGGTCGATGTTCTTCTCCCGGCACTTCTCGCGGAGCTGCTGCATGTTCTTGCGAGACTGCTCCAGAGCCCCAGTCTTGCGGTTCTTGATTGCCTGAAGCTCCTCGCGACGCTTGGCTGCCGCGTGAAGTCGGTCGTGTAAAGAACTATGTGCTGACGCTGCCATTCCTCTACCTCATACTGTCGGTCGGCGGACCTACTTGAACCCGATGGTCTTGAATTCCCCACCCTCGATGTCCAGGGCAGGGTCCACCTTCTTACTCTTCGGTCTCCTCTTACGTCGATTGATCTCTTTCTGGGCCTGACGTTGGGGACAATTGTCCTCCCAATCACAGAGCTTGCACATCGGAGGTGACGGTCTGGCCTCGAATTCCTGGCGGTCGATGCCGCGGCGGGCGTCGACCGCTCGCTGGGCCAGACCCCGGACATCTTTCTTGTCGTACTCGACCCACTCAACCCCTTGTTCGATCTCATCGGTGTCCGACCCTAGTCGCGTCCCGTAAGGGAACCGGTAGTAGACGAACCCCAGGCGGTCGGGAAGGACGCCATGGGACAGGTAGAGCAGAAGCGCGTACCAACGGAGCTGGTCAGGGCTGCTATAACGACCCTTGTACTTGCTGTTCTTGCCGTCGATGATAGTGATGCCCGTGGCGGGGCGTCCGGGCTTCTCGTCCCGACGAAGGATGACGTCCGCGACACCTCCCACCGGGGTCTTGTCATCGACAAACCCCAGAAGACGGAACTCAGCTCGGACCCATTCTCCTAAAAGGTGGTGGGCCCGCATGGTCTTGAGATAGCCCAGGACGCCCTTGACGCAGGTCTCCAGCAGGTCACCAGGAGCAGGAGACTTGCGCCAGTCGATGAACGTGTCCTCGTCCGAAGTCTCCCGGTCAAACACCTTATTGGTCATATCCTTGAGCGTATTGGCCAGGTCTCGGGCATTCATCTCCCCTCGCTTGATGGCCTTCCACATCTCATTGTTGTAGAAAGCCTCGATGACCTCCTGGATGACCGTCCCCATGATCATGTGGTGCTCTGAGCGCCGCTCTGGGAGGGGCTTTGGACGTCCTACTCCACCTCCCTGATCGACCCCAGGGATGCCGTATTTGAAGGCAAACTTCTGGGGACAGTCCTCGTACATGCTGAGAGAGGACCAGTAGAGGGCTTTGATCTTCTTCTTCGGTCTGGCCATGGTCACACCGCCATCTCAAGGTAGCAGAGAGCCTTCTCCTTCACCGTCTGTGGAACTCCTGGCAACCCACGGACCTGGTCTTCAAGGGGGACCTTGACACTACCGTCCAGACCACTCTCCATCCGTCGGACAAAGTCCTCGATGACCACGGAGCGCGCTTCCTGGCGTACCCGTCCTGCGATGTCAAACACCTCGTCCGACGGTTCCACGTCCAGGTCAAATCGAACGTATCGAACGCGGTCCTCGTCGAATGTGAGGACCACCGCTGCGGGAGAGCGGTCTATATGGTCCTCCGAGATCGAACCCCGGGTGAGACTGCCCACGTTCACCACGAACTTGGTCTCTCCCTTCGAGGACACCAGTTCCGTGACGCCCTGGTCCTTGTGCCAGTGCCCGAACATGAAAACATCAGCATCAAGGTCGGCCAGGTCACCGTGGCCGACGATGTCTTCTCCCTCGAACATGCTACCCCCGGCCTCGCTGGCCAGGACGTGGGCAACCACGACGAGGTAGTCCTCGTCGCCCTTGACGACTTTGAACCTCTCCATGTCGTAGGAGGTCCCGTGGTAGGGAACACCCACCACCCGGACCTTGACTCCGCCCTTCTCGAACACGGCCTCGTGTTCGTCGTAGAGACGACGGAACACCCCCGCCTCAAACAGGACGCCCAAGGGCTGTTGAGGGAGCTTGGTGTAGTCTCCGTAGACACAATCGTGATTGCCGACGCAGGCGTAGACGGGGCAGGGATAGCTCTCATGGGCCTCGATGACTCGACGGACGAGGTGGTGCGTATTACGGCTCGGGGACTTCACATGAAAGAAGTCCCCTCCGTCGAGGACGGCATCAGCCTGGACACGTCGAGCGATATTCTCGACCTGGCGTAGCTTGCCGAACACCGTCTCTGCCCAGTCGTCCAGACGGGACTGGGGCGCTCTGTCGGCCAGGTGAACGTCAGTCCTCCACACCAAATTTATCATCCCAAAACCCTCGCTTCGTGCCGGGGAACGGACCCACACACGGGACACTCCTCCAACCCTTCCAGTTCGTTCCCGATGAACTCGGTCAACCCCTCAATCTTCTGGTCCAACCCTTCGATCTCAGACTCTAGGAAAATCACCTGGCCGGTGACCTTTATTAGTTCCTTGGCCAAACGAGCGACAACTTCGTGAGCCCTCTCGGCCTTGCGGGCTATCCTCTCATGATGGTCGTCACTGAGGTCGACCCCCTCGAATGCCTCCAAGGCCTCCTCATGGGAGAGAACCTCGTCTCGGAGGCTCTCAACCTCGGCGAAAATGGACTCCCCTTCCTGAACCTGTCCCCAGAGTGCAGTCGCTTCGGCGAGAGACGAGATGGAGAGATCCACCTCGTCGACGCCGGACAATCTCTCGGCAACCCCCTTCTCATGATCGAACTGAGACTTGAGACGCTCAACAGAGCGAATCTCGGCCGCAACGTCAAGGGCATCCTGTATATTGGCGTCGGAGGGCATAACGACCGCCTCAACGCCCGATAGGTCAGCAATGATTTCGGCCTCCCGGTCGAGCTGGACCTGGATGCGTTCCAGCTCAGAGACACCACGGCGAATCCGTCTCGCCTTCTTGACCGTGGGACCCAGAGAGTCCATTCGAGTCTGAATGTCATCCAGAGCCTTGTAAGGCACCAACTCCTCAGCGAAGCGGGTTTGGTCCTTCAGCCGGACCTTCAGGGTGGAGTGGACCGATCTCAGGTCCTTCTCTGACGCCTTCAGGGCCTTGTTGATCCGGCCGACACGTTCGACGTCGGCAATGGCCTCAGCCAGGACGGACCCCGGCATATCTGGGGCCAGGAGGAACATGGTGTCCACGAACTGACGAGAGATTTGGGGCCACAAAGTGCGTGAGGCCGCCATGATAGGGTGAACCCCCAGGACGTCGACAACCTCCGGGGGGACTCCTTTGCCCACGTTCTCCATCCACTTGCCGCCGTTGACCTGATAGCGGTTGATCTTTTTGCCCTTCTCCCAGGTCACCGTCGAGTCGTCGTCGAAGCGCATCTCGACATGGGAGAACTCGGCTCCGTGGCGGACGAAGTCATGTCCTGGAGCGTTGCAACACAATCCCCGAACGGCCCGGAAAAACGCCGACTTGCCGATATTGTTCCCTCCGGTGATAGAGGTCAGTCCGTCGACAACAAGGGTGGCGTCCTCGATGGACTGGAAGTTCTGAACGTGGATGGTGATGGGCATCAGTCGTCCTTGACCTGATTCTGGCCGTCGAGGATTTGAGCATCGATGTCGGCTGCGGAGAGGGAGGGCCCCTTGTACGCCATCCCCTCAGCGAGGAACATGTCCGCCCCGTCTCCCGTGGACATAAGGCGACGAGCATGAGCCAACATCTCCTCGCGACCTCCGGGGAGGTCGTTGATACCTTCAAGGAACTTGCCCAAGCCTTGTTTCCTGAACTCCTCTCCGTTCTGGCGAATCCAGGTGTACCAACTCCCACCCTGCTTCACGACGCCGCGATTCTCCAAGACGGTCGAAGCCGCGAGCACGGGGTCGAACCCGATACCCCTGATTAGAGGGACCTCAACCTCTCGGTTCTGCTGCATCGACACTTTGGATTTGCGGATTTGGACCTTGACCTTGTGGCCGATGGGGGTGCTCACATTCTTGCCGAGGACGGGGTTGTAGACCGAGTTGTTGATGAGACCCCCCTTGAACACCCGCGACAGCTCGATACGCAGAGCCGCATAGAACTTCCAGGCGTTGCCTCCCTGGACGGTCTTCGACCCCATGCCGCTTCGCGTCTGAGAGATACCGATGAGCGCGGTGTTGCCGTCCGACAAGTAGCCGCAAATCTTCGGTAGGTAGAAGCTCCAGGCCGCCGCGACAGCACCTAGACGACCCCTCTCGCCGGCCTCGATCTCTTCGAGGGACTGGTCGGCAACAGTCTTGGGAACAGCCGCTCCCGCAGAGTCCAGAACAACAAGGTCCACTCCGTTATCGGCAGCAGCGATGATAGCGGACACGCCCTCTTCCAGGGTCCGAGGTTGGAGAACCCCCCAGAGGTCCGGGTCGGTGACCGGAATGCCCAAGCTCTGGCAGTAGAGAAGGTCCAGGGCATGTTCGAAGTCCACGAAGAGGACACACCCACCCTGTTCAATCACGCCGGCAGCACAATGCAGCGCAAGGGTGGTCTTCCCCGAGCTGAAGTCCCCGTAGATGTTGGTTACCTTGCCCCTGGGAGGGCCAGGGCATTGGTTGAGTCCCTGGCGATTGTGTTCGCCGCCTATGACGAACTCGAAAAGGATGTTGTTTGTGGGGACGTGAGGCTTGACTGTCCTCAAGGAACGTTCGTCACAGGGGACGAAATTTTCCGTACTGGCGTTCTTCATTCCCCCCAGCAGCTTGCGAGTGCTCGCAAGGGCGGTGGTCTTTTTCTTGGGCTTGGGCTTCGACTTAGCCTTCGTCGCCTTCGTCGCCTTCGACTTGGTCGACTCTGTCTTCGTCGCCGCGGCTTTCGTGGCGGCCGCCTTCGTCTTCGCTTTCTTCGCTGCCATCTGTTGCTCCAAACTTCGACCACAGGAAGAACCTGTCGTCCTCTCTGTGGATGATGCCCGTCTTGATGACCTTCCCCTCAAACTTGCCCCTCACAGGGAGATGAATGGCGGTGAAGGTTTTGCGCTCGTATGGGGTCAGGTCCTCGATGCTCAGAGAGCCGTCGAACAACTCCCAGAATCGTCCGCCGAGAAGAGCGGCCATGTAGGCATCTGCCTCGTCCCCACTCCAGCGGGACTTGGAGGTGTCTGTGTCGAGGGCCGCCGCCTCCCTCATGTCCTCCTTCTCCATCTTCCATCCCTGGGGGCGCTTCAGCATTCGAAAGCCGAGTGCCTTGGTCTGGTTGTTGGCGAAGAACACGACGTCCAGATGGGCGAGTAGGAGGGCCTCGCACGAGTAAAGGAAAAGACCGTAGAGGCCCTCCGACCAGAGATCGTTGAAGATGGGATACTCTATAGCCACTCGGTCAGGGCTGTACTCGGCCACCAACCCGAGGAGACACGTCCGCATGTAGATGTAGCGACTGAGGAACAGTTCGTCCGCTTTCGTACGAAATCGGCCTCGGGCAGGACATCTTGCCCGGCCCGAGGCTTCCGTATCATGCAGCGCCCACCCGAACGCAGTCAGGGATGGGTCCAGGCCGAGGACGAGCACCTCACTCGTCCTCGGCGTCGTCCACCAGGTCGCCGAGCATGTTATCGAAGTCTTCCTCGTCCAGAGCGACCTCTCCGGGGCCGGAATCTCCCGTGAGCCCCTCAGACTCCATGCCGAGCTTCTCGCGGAGGCGGTCGAGGCTCATGTCCGAGCCGATGAGCCAGTGGAGCTGCTTCGCGCAGTCCTTGATCTCTTCGAGAGCCTCGGCGAAACGCTTCCTCCCCTTGCTGCCCATCAGTGTGCGAAGCATGTTCTTCTTCACAGGAGTAAGGGTGATCTTCTGGTACTGGGTGTCCGTACAGGTCACCTTCACGTCGCACTCGCCGAAGTGCCAGTCCAGGTGAAGATCCTTGAACTGGTTGAACTTCTTGTCTGAGAAGACGTAGGGCTCGACTGACCACTTTCCTTCGCGGACTGCTGTCTGGTCGAGCTGACCATTGCGGTCGAGTGGCCAGACCACGATCACTGTCGCGAATCGTTGCTTCGGACTTTCCCCGGCCAGCTTTGTGTACTCTGGGCCCTTGTTGATGACGTGACCCACATCTTCTATGTAGTTGGTGGCGTTCATCTCGATGCTCGGGGAAGCCTCGTCGAACTTGAGGACCTCGCGGCCGTCTTCCTCGACGATGGGCCAGAGGGCAAAGCTGATGCGGTACTTCTTGCTCTCCTCGAACTTGAACTTCTTGCGCTTGCCTTTGCTGACCTTCTCGTCACCAACTCCGAACCCGATGGTTTCGAACGTGCTCATGTCTTCTTTCCTTGGTCTTGGGGCTAGTCAGGGACAGTAGGTTTGGTCTTGGACGCCCCGAAACTATCTTATACGACACCAGGTCCGGAAATGGACCCACTTAACTGAGAATACTTTCGTCCAGGGCGTCCCCACCGCCGTCCGCGTCGAACAGGAGGTCGACATCGACATCGTCATCGTCGTCATCGATCTCCTTCGCCACGATGTCGGAGAAGTCGATATCGAGGAAGTCATCGATCTCACCCTCGGAAGAGGTTCCAGCGAAAGCGACGTTCGGGTCCTGTTGGGACTCGGGCTGTGGCTTGGCAGACTCGATCTCCTGCGTGGCAGCGACAGGTTCGGGCTGTGGCTTGGCGTCGGGCTGTGGCTTGGCGTCGGACTGTGGCTTGGCGGACTCGGGCTCCTGGGCAGCGACAGGTTCGGGCTCCGGTTGAGGGACCGAAGGTGTCGCCTGAAGATTCTCGCCGTCCTCGTCGTCCTGGACCCCAACCAACTCATCTCGGGGAGGAAGAGAGAGATCCACGCCGAGATCGTCCAACAGCTCGTCGACGCTGTCAACCGCCATTGCTGCGGCCACCAGGTCGGGTTTGGGGTTCGTGTCGATTTCCGAGGGGGGCTTCTGAGAACCCCACCGGGCATTCAGAGAGACCTCCGTCTGGCAGAGCTTGATTTGGTCCCGGATGCCCGTGATGGTGGCCCCGAGGTCGCGCTTCTTCGTCTTGATGGCCTCCAGGACCATAATGACGTCCAGGACCGCAAGGTCCAGGGCGACCTTCTCGGCCAATTCATCCTGGAGCTTGTGATACGCCAAGGCCTCTCTCGCCTTCTGAGAGGAACCTGCCCTGACCAGGGGGTCTGTAGCCATGAGGCTCATCACTGCGACATCCAAGGAGGCTTCGGCAGCCCTCTGGGCGGCCTTCAGGTCATGAGCCACACGATGCACCCGGAGGAAGAACTCCTGAACCCGAGTCAGGTAGTTGCGGGCCTTCGCCATCTTCTCGTTGAGGCGCTTGGGTCCGTAGATCAGAGGATTTTCGTCGAGCTTGACCTCCATGACCAGCATCTCGTCGTAGATGAGCTGCATCGCCTCTGGCGTGATGCCCCTTATCGGCTTGGGCTGGTTCAACTCACTCATCCGTAGTGCCTCTGATGCTTGCGACATGGGCCATCGCCAACGCGCCGTAGTTGTTCCGGGCAGACCGGACCTGGTCATGATAGTGCTGGTCGCTGATAAGGCCGCTCGCCCTGGCGTGAGTCAGGACACCGATCTCGACCTCGACCTGGGCAAGAACAGCCGCCAGTCGAGCCTCGTCCAAGGTCATTCCACCTTCCAGGGAAACCTCATACTCCAGCTCGACGGAACCTGACTGGTCCATCCTCTTGACCTTCAGAGACGTGACCTTCGCTGACGCCCGAATCCGATCTCGTATTTCTCTATCTGACTCTGACATGTGCCTCACGCTGGGGTAGGGACCGCAATCTCGCAGGCCGCCACATCGTCCTCAGAGAACGCCGCCACCAGTCTGTCCACGAACAGGGTGTTGCGAGTGTCCTCCTTGTTGTTCTCCACCGCCTTGGCGAGAGCCTTTCGGCTACCCACCAAGATGACCCGCTGACGTGCTCGCGTGATGGCCGTGTACAGGAGGTTACGTTGGAGCTGGCGCCCAAACCCCATAACCAGAGGCATCACAACCGTGTCGACCTCCAAACCCTGATACTTGTGGACCGTACAGGCGTAAGCAAGCCTCAGATGAGACGAGGCCTGTACCAAATTGAACGAAATATGGCGAGGAGGAGAATCCAGGACCTCGACGATGACCAGCTTGTGCTTGCGACTGATTCTTCGAATCTTACCCACATCCCCGTTGTACACACCAAGGTCGTAGTTGTTCTTGACCACCATCACGCGATCACCCTCTCGGGCACTCTCGACGCCGACCTTCAGCTCCTGGACACCCTTGGAACGGGGGTTGAGGCGGGCCCTGATGTGGTTGTTGAGGTTGGTCACCCCAACCGTGCCGCCATGGCGAGGAGAGAGCACCTGGAACGTCGGGCCAATGCCCTCACCCTTGTAGGCCTTCGCCTGCTTGTAGAGGCGCTCACAGACTTTCAGGATGGCGTTGAGCACCTTCTTGTCAGTCGACACGGGAGCCAAGGCGAAGTCGGTCCCGATGCTCGTAGCCGGGACCTCCCCTCGATAGATGGCATGAGCCGCATGGACAATGGCGCTGGTGTCCTCTTGGCGGAAAATCTTGGTTAAATTGACCGTCGGGAACGCCTCTGACTTGATAAGATCACGAAGGACGTTGCCTGGTCCTACTGAGGGAAGTTGGGCGGCATCTCCAATCATAACCAACCGGGTCGACAGCTTAGTGCCTGTCAGGATGCGCCACATCAGATGCTGGTCGACCATGCTGAACTCATCGACGATGACAACGTCAGCGGGGTGGGGGTTGTCTGGGCCAAACTCCCAGATCTCTCCTCGGCCGCCGTGGCCCACCTTCTTCGTGGCCGAACCAACGATGCCCTTGTAGGTCGACTTGCGGCCGTCGTCCTCCTTGCTCCCCCGGGCCCCGAAAGCCCGGTGAATGGTCGATGCCGGATGCTTCGAGACTGTTGCGAGACGCTTGGCCGCGATGCCTGTGGGGGCAACCATGAGAAAGGGCACTTGAATCGACTGGAGCAGCCGCACCAGGACCTTCATAGAGGTCGACTTCCCCGTCCCAGGCAGACCCGTCAAGATGCTGACAGGCTCCATCAGTGCATTGTAGAGTCCCTGGGCCTGCTTATCAGAGAGCTGGAACCCGGAGGAGTCTGCACACTCGTTGAGGGCCGTGTACACGATGTCATCATCTGACGCGTCTGAGTCCTCCACCACCGCTCTCGTCACCGGACCCACTCGGGCCAGGAGATCGACATCGTCCCCGTCGACGACCGCTTCCGCAATTCTCTGTCGGAGGAACAGGGAGGATTCCTCCTCTGTCCTGTGCATCCAGGGGTCGTAGATGGCCGTCATTCCCGTCCGAGTCTTGCGGTCCAGGACGATGTTCCCCCGTTGGTGTCCGTCCTTGATAGCCACTGCGATGGACTTGGGTCTCGTCCCTGGAAGGAGCTTGCCGACTTCAGTGAGAATCTGACCAGCTACGAGAAACATGTCCCCTTGTTGGCGGCCTCGACGTGTCGCGTGGACAACCGCAGCCACCCTCCGGTCGGAGTTATCCAGGTCGATGCCCATCTGTTTGGCGACGTTGTCGAGGTCGGCCCAAGGAATACCGTCGATATCGACCAGAGCCCAAGGGTTCTTGGTCAGAAGCTCCTCCGTCTCGTCCCCGAATGTCGCCCAAATCTCCCCCACCTTGTGGCGCGGGAGGTTCATGTTGTTAAGTGTCTCCAGGACCTTGAGGCGATTGATGACGGCCTTCCACCGGGTCACCAGAAACTCAGCTTCCAGAACACCGACACCCAGGCCCTTCTTGATCTCATCCGTATCCTGGAGTGCCTTGAACAGACCCTCTCCAAACACCTTTGTCAGACGCCGAACGACCCGGTCGGGTAGTTGACCATCGGAGGTGAGCATCTCCGAGATCACCTCGGGGGCGATATGGTCTCGAATGACCGGCGCCTTGGTGACTGAAATCTGCAAACCGTACTTGGGGTCGTTGATCCACTTGCCCTGGAACCCGAACCAAACCCCAGGCTTAATCTCGACCCCTGGGACATACCCCTTGACCACAACCTCCTTCCAGAGGAGAGCCTTCTCCTCATCCAGGTCGTCTGGAGGAGTCCCGTCGAGAGTCATCTTGACGATATTGAAACACTGGTCCTCGTTCTTGAAAAAGACCGCCAACACTCTGCCTGAAAAATAAGCCATCAGCTCTTGCCCCGGAGCTTCACTAGAAGATCGCGTAGAGCAGTCGCTCTTTGCTGCAACGCTTCCACCTTCCCCGTCCCACCCCGATCTCGGTCCCGGAGATGGGCCACCACTACCTGTGAGTGGTGACCCTCCAGGAAAAGTAGGGGTACTTCGACGTCTTGGATGAACCAACGCCGACCATCCCTGCTCAGAACTCCTATCTGAGTGAACAACAGAAGCTCCGCTGGCTCCTTATGGTGTCCCGCCGGACACTCTGAAGGCTCCCAAAGACATGACCCCTGACCCCAACGCTTCGTCTGAGGAGGGGCTGGAGGCTGATGACATACGTGGACCGCCACCCGACGGCCTTCATAGCCTGCCATGAGTTCGGTCACGTTGACGTCAGTTCCGTCTTCCTGAATGAGGATGTTGCCCTCTTCGAGGAAGGCAACACCGCTCGCCATCGACACTCTCGGCTCCAAGGGACACCTCCTCAACCCGTATATACGACATTGGAGAGGAAAGTGGACCCCCTTAACCTAGAAGTGAAGAACCTTGAGGCCGTCGTAAAAAGCCTGGTGTGACGTACGAGCACTCGAATTCTGCCTCCGAGATCATTCGGTATCGCATCTCGCTCCTTCCTGCCACCTCTGCTCCTTCTCTGCCATGTTGAAAGAGCTGTCACGTCACAGGACCACGACGACTCAGTCGACCGGCCTTCACACTGCCAGAGCCGCTGTCGATCCGTTTCGTAGTTGCTCGAGACCGTGGAACACCGCCCGCTTCACGTTCAGTGAGAGTATCTTGAAGTGCGCCGAGAGATTCACCCTCTCCCTCCCTCGAACTCTCAGATTTCCACCGCCGTGCCGCCCCTTGAACTCATGATTTGTGGCCTCGATCGAACTCCGCGCTCGGTACTCGTCTTTGAACGCCCCCGTCTGTTGCTCCACCTGTCGCACTGCAGTAGCGAGTTGATGCGGTCCGCGTCGGAGCGTCCGCCGTCCATCGCTGAGCTTTCGCGTCGGGCAGAGCCCTGCAAGTCCGCACTCAGCGCATGCCTCGGCCCCGAATGTGGCGGTCAGGCCCCGGCGATGTTGGGTCTGCTCCACTGGGCGGTGTCCTGTTGGGCAACTCTCTACCAGCTCGAATGTCGAGCTGAAGGCGAACTCTGCAAGTTCGAGGTCCTCATCAGTCCCATCACTATATTCTCTGCTTTCCGGTCGCATCGTGGTTTCGTCGAACGGGTCGCGGCGACTCTCACCCTTGTGCGGATCACGAACTGGCGCGACCAATCGCACTCCCCTCTTCGCGCTGTTCACGATATTGGCACCGCTTCCATACCCAGTGTCTGCGAGGATTTCAGTCGGCGACATCTGGTCCCGTTCCAGCTGGTTGAGCATCGGAATCAGCGCTTTCTGGTCCGACTCGTGCGCGCCGTTGAGCGCTACTCCCGTCACCAATTGATAGGGGTTGCCACCAGCACAGGTCTCGCTGAGCTGAAGCTCATAGCCTTTGCCCTTGTGGCCATATGTCGCATCCAAATCGTGGGGGCTCTGCAGCGAAGTGCTTTGCACCGTCTCTGGGTCCCGAAGTTGGACTCGACGAGTTCGTCCACTCCGACGGCCGAGCTTGCGTCGATTCTTTGCCTTGCGCTTGGGCTTGCGGGACAGCGGGCTTGCCTCACTCCCGCCCAATCCGGCTGCGTCGGCCTCATCGGCCTCGTCGGCCTCGTCGGCTTCGTCGGCTTCGTCGGCCTCGTCGGCTTCGTCGGCTTCGTCGGCCTCGTCGGCTTCGTCGGCTTCGTCGGCCTCGTCGGCTTCGTCGGCCTCGTCGGCTTCGTCGGCCTCGTCGGCCTCGTCGGCCTTGTCGGCTTCGTCGGCCTTGTCGGCTTCGTCGGCCTCTTCGGCCTCGTCGGCCTCGTCGGTGAACTCACTCACCTTGGCCTCCGGCTCGGACCGGGAGCGGACTTTTACGGGGTCAACCGTGCCCGCAGAGCCGGCGCAACCACCTTCATCGTACGGCTCATCGATGAGTTCGCACTGCTCCTCGAAGAGCCGAACCAGGAGCGAATAGGCTCCAAGCGTCGACACGAGCTCGTCGCCTCGGAACATCTCGATCAGCTCATAGAGGTCCTGCGCAACGATCCCGAGACGCCGCTTGGCTTGGCTGCGTTTGGCGTCACAGAAGTAGCCCTCGCGGTCGAGATACCGCTTGAGAGTGATCGGCTCCAGGACCGAGAGTCGCCCAGGCGTCTCCTTGCGGACTTCGCGCAGGAATTTCGAGATGGTCTCGACGAAGAGCGTCAGTCGCGAGAGCACCGCGATGTTGGACATGATGTGAGTCGAGTCGAGCCGCTGGAGTGCCCAGGAGACGCCATCGGCCTCAGCGAGGGCGCGTGTCAGCTGGGCAAACATAGTCTCCACACGGTCGTTTTTGGCGGCACGGACGCGGAAGTTGTGCAGGCTCTTCTGGCAGCTGTGGGCGGACTCAGGCTCGACAGCCAGCGCGTAGTGCCACTGGAGATTGTACTCCAGCTGCTCCAGGACTTGCTCGTCGGTCAGGTCATTGAGCTCCTTGAGCAAGTGCAAACTCACCAGAAGACGGATAGACATATTGGGGCGGCCCGTCCCGTCACTGAACGCACTCCGGAAGACCAGCTCGTCGATGAGCGGAAGCACAGTGTGGCGGAAGACATGGGCCCAGGATTCCTTCAGGCGCTTGGTCTTCTTCGGCGAGAGAAGATACTGCGCTTCGAGAAGAGAGAGTTGGGGGTCGGTCTCACGAAACATCGTTCACTCCAGCATCGGTCGGTCTCCTTCGAGGATCTCACAGTGAGCTCGTCGGGTCGATCCCTGATCAACCGGCTGGCGACTTTTTACGAGGGTCTCAACCTTGAGATGCCATCTCCCCCCCATAATCGCCAAACCGATCTGGTTCCGTAGGACAAATCCCGCTTTCGCAAGCAAGGTGATCAGGGTCATATGCCTCACGGTCGAACCGACGAATCGCAACCATGTAGGAGTCATAGACCTCTTTCGAAATCCTCTCCTCAGGCAAATACACGTAGGCCGAGGCATCTTCCTGAGGCATCACCGAACAAGCTCGTACCGTAGGCTGGTTGCGCAGAATTGACCCCATGTAGTCCTCGTAGGACACCTCCCTAGGGTCGTACTTCAGCGTATAGGAGACGTTGTTCCCCTTGGGGCCAATCCAGTATTTCTCCAGAAGTCTGAGCCACTCGAAGTGCTGGTCAGGAGAGGGTTCGCCCGCGCAGACCACTTCGCTACCCATGAGATCAGCTATGGGCATGGAGGTGGGGAATCCCACGACGACCCGGCCCGAGTACTGACTGCTGATGTCTTTGACCGGATAACCCCGGAGTCGATGGTCTTGGACCTCTGGCGAGTCCGCGGAAAACTGAACCCACCGCATGTAGTGGGCGTAGGCCGGGAGGTGGGCACCTTCAGTGCAACTACACACCTTACTCACAGTCCCGCTCGGTTTGATGGTGGTCACTGTGTGTGGGACCGAGAGCCCTCGGGCCTTGCTGTATTGGCTGGCTTCGTCCTCAGCAAGAGTGCGCAACTCAGCGAGGAAGCCCCAGAAGGGCTGGGATTTGCTCTCATCAATGAGATCCCAGAAGGTGTAGCCGAAGTGTTTCCAGGCGAACTCATGGATGCCTGTGAGACCCACGCCGATACGGTTGGTGCGCTTCACCTCCGCGTCGTAGAAGAAGGTCATCGTGTTGGTGCGGATCAGGAACTGGGCCATCAGTCTGGCAGCGTCCCGAGCTTCGTCAAGATGCTGGACAAGGGCCAGGCAGATGTCACCGATTACACAGTAACCCCCCCACACGGCCAGGACGATCTCACCGCATGGATTAACGAGGAATGGAAACATCTTGCGCTTGGCGTACTCCAGCACAGAGCCCATCATCTCATGGGTTCGTAGATGGAGGTTGAGAGGCTTGAGGGAATTTTCCTTCACCATCGTCTCTGGGGTGATGTTATCTACTCCCTCGTTGTTCCAAGCCATGCGAGAGACCACCAGAGCACCAGGCTCCCCCGTCTCATCGAAATACCCGGCGGAACACATGGCCTCGAACACGCGTCGGGCATGACTCGGCGCAGGAGACCTTGCCCTCTCCCAGAACTCCTCGTCTGTGGAGACAGAGTTGTTGGCCGTGTAGAGCCACCCACCCCTCTTGAGATCGATGAAATCGATGATGTCGCGGTCGCGCCAGGTCTTGACAGCGATCCTTGCAGATCGACGGATGCCCCCGAGGGCCACACAGTCACTGAGGTAGTGGTCGATGAACATCGCCTGTTTCCAGGGGCGCATGCCGGCCCCTTTGATAGAGGCGACCTTCATGAGTGCCTCAATGAGAGGCACCGGACCTGACGCGGGCCGTCCCTGCTGACCGAGTATCGGGGAGTCCCTCCTCCGTACAGGAGTGAAGTCGAAGATGAATAGCTTGTTCGCATGTTTGGCCTGCCAGGCAGCTGTCTCCAGGATCTCCACGACCTTGGCCCAGCCCTCAGCAGAATCTCCTACAGCAAACCAGCGAACATCCTCTGACTCGGAGTCATATTTGTGCTGCGCCGCCTGGAGGGTCTCGATCCAGGGCTCGTAGTCGGGGTGCCCACCGGTGTTCGTCTTAGGGTCAGGACCTTCCAAGACGAACCGCACATTAGGCATGTTGTCCCAGTTCACTCGACATAGGTCGCCGTCGTAGCATCGACCGACACCACTCCCCTTCAGGAGGAGCCAGAACTTGGTGAAGCTGAACATGGCCGTGGTACAATTGCAGTAGATCTCTCCGATCTTCTTCGACTGATTCCGGTCCCCGTGCTGAAGATGTCTGCCACTAAAGGGCATGACACCAGCCCGAGCCAGCCCCAGTGTACGACTGTAGTCCACCGTCGATGCTGTTTCGTCCAGGGAGAAATTACCCTCGACCACCTCGGCAACCCGCTCCCCCCAGCTCTGAAAAGAACCGTCCGCTTTTCGGCGGCTGTACTTATTCTCGAAAATGGACCGGGGCATACCTTCGGCGACCGAAAATGTCCGCATGGATTCCTCTGAAACAGAGCCGGATTGAAGCAAAAATAAACCCCCACTACCGGCACTCGCAGGGGAATCCACCCTTAGTTTTTGAACCACTAAGGACGAGGTATCGAACGCCTATCATCCCCGCTACCACTAGCGCGTACCGATCTCACGACAGGCCCTCAGGAGACCTGCACAGAATCTGAGCCAGGGAGACACGCTGCCCTTGAGGACACCCCTCTCGGCCCGTCTCAGGGTTCCCATAAGCTCGAAAAGACGACGACGGCTCCACCGCTTCGCGACGGGCAGCAACTTGTTCTTGTGATACCAGGAGTTGAGGTTGAGATCGGAGGCTGCTTCCCCTGGTGACACCCCCTTCTCGTGTAGATCAGCAACGGCCAACCACTTGGTCAGCGAGGGATACATGAACCCGACGACTTTCATCGTCGGGTCTCCTGGGTGAGTACGCCCGACCCAGGAGAGCTGACGAGACACCCGGCGCACGTTCGCCGTACCGACGGCGTCAATAAGGGGCTGCACCCCTGAGGCCTCGACCTGGGAGACAACACCCCAGACGTGCTTCGTCGTGGCTTCCTCCTCTCCTCGGGCTTCCAGGAGGGTGCAGAGCTTGAATACCTCCCAGTGCAGAATCCCGAGGTTGGGACCGACGACGCTCACCAGTATCTCGGCCGCCTCCACAGGAAGACTCTTGCCCCTCTCCTTGGTCTCCTCGACACACATGCGGACGGCATCGTCAGGCTGCTTGAAGAACGGTGGCAAAGCGAACCGCTGATGGAGACTCTTCGGAAGGACTGTCACCAACTTCGCGAAAGTCCCTGACTTCTTCGGGGCACCCTCATTGACCACAGCCAGGGTGACCCCCGGCTGTGGGTCGTGATAGTGGTCGAGGATAGTGTCCACGTCGGCCTTGTCCGGTTGACTGACCAGGACCAGCTCCTTGCTCTCGAACAGCACCGACCCGGAGATGGCGTTCACGAGGTCGAGGTGGTCGCCCCCCTCGACCCAGGTCACCTGGTAGCCCTCTGACAGAAGGCCTCTCTCCAGAGAGAGGACGGCCTGGCGCCGGCGATACTCGTCCGTCCCCGAGAACAGAACCACAGGAAACTCACGAGCCACGGAACACCTCACAGGCGCTGAGGAGGGCGTGAGAGACGCCTATCTTGGAGGGGTTCGTGAAGGCCATCTCCGGCCGAAGACGTTCCCAAACCGCCAGGGCAGAGAGGTCTCCCTTCTGAAACCTCTCGGACACCTCACGAGCCACTCCGTCCCCGAGAGCCCTGAGGTCTTTCGAGTCCCTTACCAGGCGGGAGATGAGGTTGAGATCGTTGGTGGTGACTGCGTCCACGAGCTGTACCGCCCTGACCTCCACCTCCTTATCGAGAACAGTCCTGTCCCCTCCTTTCCAGACACAGAGACAACGGTTCACGATGGTCTCACGAACCTCCGAGAGGTCGTTAGCCCAGAGGATGGGGAAGGTGCCCTCGGGGTCTATCTCCTCGATGGACTTCAGGAGGACGTCACAGGACTTGTCATTGGCCAGGTCCATAGGACCTAGCACCAGGACGCCGCGCCTCTCCCCGATAGTTCTCGTCGAGAGGATGCGAACGGCCTCTCGGGCTTGGGCAACGCGCAACCCATCCTCTCCCATCGGAGGTGCCATGGGGCGACCCTCCCGGGCTTTCTCCAGCGCACCACCCTGGGCGGCTGGACCATGAAAGAGGTAACACGAACTCTCCATCTTCCCTGATCGGTTGGCGGGCATCCTTGCTCTAGTACGACACCGAGGGCGTCAGAGGACCTAGTGTCTCACGGTGAAGGTCCGGTTGCAGGTCAGGCACCTGTAGCGGGCTCGTCGTCCGGAGTATCCGAACTCGCCAATCACGTCAACGTCATTCTCGACAACAACATACCGCCCCTCACAGTCCTTGGCGGCCTTGCAAGGGAACAGGAGCTTCTTCGAGGAGTCGACGGGGCGTTGCCGAACCTTGTCGCTTTCGATGGTCATGGAACGTAACTCTCTGGGAGGAACCCGGCGTCGACGAACGAACGGCGCAGAGCGGACTCGATGCCTCGAATATACTCGGGGAACCTGCCCGGATTCAACATCGCCTGGTTGATGGGGAGACTGGCGTCGAACGCATCATCCTCCAACACCGGCACCACGCCGAACTTCCAAATCCTCCAACCCGACTGCACAGGGAAGATGTTCCGATCTCCAGAACGAATGAGAGGGCGGTTCGTCTGATCAATCCGAACCACAGGAGATTGAGAACCTCGTCGCGTCTTCGGGAAGGTCGGAGTCGCCGACCCCACCAGGATGTAGGCACACCCCAGAGCCAAGACCGAGAGCCCCAAAGCATCTCCCGTGAACGTCGGCAGGTCCTCCGGCTGTATGACCTGGTTGCCGTTGACCCCCTCGACACCTCCCAGAAGAGCCTCGGGACCCATGGGCACCAGACCGATGCGTTCCTCTCCCGTTGGAGGAGGGGGGTTCTTCTTGAACCCCTGTTGACTCGGGACCCGCCTGTTTGGATGACAGCTCTGCTGCTTGATGTTGAACGGCACTTGTTTCTCCCCCCAATTTTCGGGGCAATTGTTTCAACTTTGTTCTAGTTTGCCCTAGTCCGCACCACCCCTAGAGTTCCCCGAGAGGGAAAGTTACGAAACTTTGTTTGCGAAAGTTTGAGAAAGTTTGAGAAAGTTTGAGAAAGTTTGAGAAAGTTTCACCACACCGAAGCTGAGAGGGCGCAGGTGCCCCTACCCCATGGCGTCGATAGCCTTTCTAGGCTTGCCAGGGGCTGCTCCCGATTAGGTTCCCGTAGAGGTCTAGGTTCTACCTGTTACTCGTAGGGTTGATACCATAAGGGAGAGTATCTGCCGTCTTATCGAGGACTGAGGTTGCGATTCCACCAGTTTGAGCGGTTTCAGTCGTGTTCGATGAAGGTGAAGCGTTGAGGTCGGTGTTGGTGGGTTGGGTAGCGACATCGGTAGTTTCACTACCTCTGTCCAACCTATTAGAGGTTAGTAGAGATAGAGAACTCCGATGACGGCGGTTCTGGTCTTCCTGTGCTCTGCTCCTCGGCACTGACCAGGTACGCCCAAACCCTTCTCGCTCCTGTCGGGGCAACCTCTGGGGTTGAGCCTGTCGGGAGGAGGGTAGGGTCTCGTCTGAGTGCTTTCGGGAACCTCGATGGTCTCTGGTGGCTACTTCGGAAGTGTCTCTTTTCGCCTCGACCAACTACTCGCTCCCCAACCCCAGCATGCAGCCCGTAACATAGGCACTCGTCGTGCCCCCTCAGAGGTCCTGTTAGGCTCTCTGAAGGACGCCCTCAATAGAGGGAGGGGTTGAAGCCTCGGAGGGTAGTCCGAGGTCTCTCAGGCTGTCAAGGGAGGTTCTCAGGCGTCGACGTCAGGATGGGCGTCGACCATCTTCCGGAGCTTGGCGTAGTAGCGGTCGAGGTGCTTGATGACCTGGGCCGAGGTGCTTGATGACCTGGGCGGGAGCGCATCCAGTCTCGTCGGAGGCTGGCTTTCCAGTCGGAACCGACGGCGTCGGCATAGTCACGGATGGCTTGGAGTTGCTTTGCGTTGGGTTGCCTTCCTGCTCGGCGTCGACGCTGGAACGCGGCCCGGATACGCTGACGGCTGTAGGCCTCCTGCTTGTGCAGGAACGACTTCCAGGCCTGCTGGACGTCTCCCGGGGCCGAATCCATGATGGTGTCGATGCCCTGGCTGGCGAGCCACTTGCGGACGGTCTGCATGCGAGAGTCGACGAATCGACGGTCGATGACCTCCTCTCCGGCCTCCAGGCGGTCGGCGATAGCCTGGCCTCGGGAACCGCTATTGCGCAGGATGCGCAGGACAATCGGAAGACGCTCGTTGACGATGCCCCTGGACCGGGCGGCAACCTGGTCGACAAACCCGCCCGAGGGACTTGGGTCCGTGGCTCGGGCGACCTCCAGGAACGCCTGCATGATGAGGCCGTTGATGAGGTTGCGCTCCTTCACCAGGCTGACGATGTAGCCGAGCATCGTCTCCGCGTCGTCTTTGACGTGCTTGCCGGGGAAGAGGATCATGTCGGCTGTGATCTCTTCCTTGGTGGCCGAAGGCATCGCGGTGGACCACACGCTCTCGTCACTGTCGTCCATGACGAGGCCAGATACCTCCTCGGAGGCACGGGCTCGCTCCATCTCGCGGATGTACTTGCCGGCGGCCTGGATAGCCCAGCGACGCAGACGACCAATGAGGTTCTTGTTCTGGGGCGTCGAAGAGCCCTCCAGAATGGGGGCGACGGCCTTCTGGTCGTTGTTGCCTGCGTAGTGGAACAGGCTCGCCCATCCCATCTTCCTCTTGGCGCCCATGACCATCTGCTGGGCCACGTCGTCGTAGTCGGCGTAAGGGTGCTGGGCGAGCATGCCGCCTACCGGCTCCATCACGTAGGAGAAGAATCCGGTGTTGCGAGAACTCAGCCACCCCTTGTTGTCCGTCAGGGCGCCCATGTCGGCGAAGGGGTACTCGGCCTCGACGGCCTTGCCGGCTTGCTTCAGGCCCTGGCCAGGATGGCCTCGTCGAGACCACTCGTATGGGCGTCCGAGAACCCCCTCGATGTACTGAAGGCGAGCCAGCATGTCGAGCTGGCTCTCCAGGACCGCCTTGACGTGACGAAAGGCCACGCGCCGAGCGACCTGTTTCTGGGGGCTTGCTTCCTTCTGGCGGAGGGATGCCTTGAGGCGGCGATACGTGCTGAACAACACCTGCATATGGGGATTCAGCGGAATCTGGCGGTCCATGCTTTCCTCTCGGTCCAGGTACTCCCGGTGAAACAACTACAGGGCAGGTGATATAGTCAAACGAACGCGTCGAAAACCCCGGTGGAAACCAGGCCGAACTTCCCCCGAAACTTTTTCTAGAGCCGCCTTGACAGGGGGTTCTAGATCGAAGTAGCGTCGTGGACAGGCTGCGGTCTTGACCGAAGACCGTCCGTTTCCGCAGCCTACCGTATCCGCTGAGGCTCTTTGAGCCCAAGTGACAAACGAGGTTATACGTCATGGCCAAATTGAGCCAGAAGTGGTTTCGTGACCCTGTTGTTCTCGCGCTCGGCGAGCTGTGTGACTTCGAGCCCGGTATAGGCATCCCAAGACGTGATGTCGTGGACCGTGTTCTGGAGAACACGGACATCGATGAGATGGCCGAGGGCTACTCCCCGAGTAAGAAGAGCAAGCCCCAGATCGCGCTCTGGATTGAACATGCCTTTCGGAACCAACGAGGAGGCAGGTACAACAAGAGGAACGCCAAAACCATCTCCATCGACCCTGCCAACTGGCGGACACACGGTGGCCTCTGGGGGCTCACTGAGCTGGGTGTTCGCAGGGCTTTGGAATTGGCCGAAGCGAACCCCTCGTCGGGTAATGGCGGCGGAGGTAATGGCGGCGGAGGTAATGGCGGCGAAGGTAATGGCGGCGGAGGTAATGGCGGCGGAGGCTTGTCCGAGACCGTCGAGACCGTCGAGGAAGAGGTCCCGCTCCTCGTCGTCGAGCCCGATACTGAGGAGGACGGCCACCTATTCAAGGTCGAGGAGCCCGTCGTCGAAGATCCGGTCGAGGAGCCGGTCGTCGAAGAGCCGGTCGTCGAAGAGCCGGTCGGGGTCGAGACGATCTTTCCCGTAGTCGAGCCCGACATCACCGCCGAAGATATCGAGGTGGTCCCCGGCGTCGCCGAAGAGATTGCTCACGAACTGGCCCAAGACGAGGTGGTCTGTCAGACGGAAGAGACCATCCGCATCGTCGAGGAGGAGCCGGAGACACCGTCCACGAACCTGACTGGACAGTACCTCGGGGACCACTGGGAGGAGTGCTGGAGCACCATGCTCGCGGCCGTGCGTAAACGCTGGAAGCGCTCTGACGATCTAGGCCTGGTCGAGGACCACGTCTCGATTTACGTCACCAACCTCATCAATCGGGACGGCCTGCGCAAACACATCCTGGACCCCGAGTTCAAACTGTCCTCTCGTCACCTGGCTTTCTGGTGTGCTCAGGACTGCGTCAGCCAGCAACATCGGTGGGGCAGGGACCCGAGCGCCAGGACCCTGCGCAACGCCAAGACTCGATTCGACCTGAACAACAAAATCGATGCCCGCATCGACCCGGACCTTTCCGGTCGGTTCGTCTGGAACACCGACCGAGGGATTCAATCCTTCGCCATCGTCGACAACGCGCACGAGGCCATGCTCGACCATCTCTCGATGAAGGAAGCCATGGGGAAGATGGAGGATATCATCCACGACAATATGAAGTCCGGAGCGGCTGAGCGCTATGTCTCTATCCTCCGAAGCATGGTCGAGGACGAGTGTTCCATCGTCGACGTCGCCGAACAGGAGCAGGTCACCCGCAATCGCGCCGCCAGCATCATAGGGACTCTGCGTTCCCTTCTCCGCGGTGCGCAGCGAGTCGGCTACCTTGAGGGCTACCTCAACTGAGCTGAGCCCTCAGCTTCCTCACCTCGGCCTTGAGGTCCGCGACCTGTTTCGACAGATCGCGGACCATGCCGTACACCTCAGCGGCATCGGCAACCCTTGGAGTTTGACGAGTACCGGGGAGTCAAGACCTCGGGTTGGAAGTAAACCCCGCTTACACGTCTCAGGAGTGCCCCTCCTGTGGCTACATCTCACGCCGGAACCGCTCCGGTACAAGATTCGTCTGCCGTTCGTGTGGGCGGAAATCTCACGCCGATTGGGTGGGAGCAAGTGGTGTCCTCAGACGTTCTGGGAATCAAGGCATCACTTGCAAAGACCACCATCGGAAAGTGAAGCGATTGCTGAGAGAGCGATACCGTCTCAGGCGGGCCAGTTCCTCGGGAGTCGTCCAGCGGCTTGCGCCGCCTTACGCGCCCTCACCGTTGGGCCGGAAGTTTACTACCAGGGTACCTCCGTTAGGAGGGACTGGCACAGCTTCAAATTCGATACCTAGCTTTGCCTAGGTTTTGAAGAACGGTTCGGACTCTCTTTCTGGTCGTTCATACTGGTCTCAGGCTTGACTACCCCGCCCAGTCACTCTGGAGGTCGGTCTCGTTGAGGGCTCGCTCCACCTGGTCCGGCTCGGGGTTGTACTCGATGTCCTTGGGGAGGGTGATGGCTTGCGTCTCGGGCTCGCGCATCATCCCCACCAGGTCATAGTACCCCTCAGCCGGAGGTTGTTCACCAAGGTCAGCAAACCTTTTCGCGAAGCGACGCATGATGCCCGTGACCTCTGCGGCCGTGTAGTCCTCGTCGTCGATGAGGCGGGAGGCGAACTGGAGGGTGTTCGCCGCCGAAGCCTTCGACCACAGGAAGTGGCCCGAGAGAGTCGAAATGTACTGACCCCACTCCTCGGGGGTCCTCGGATTCGCGATGCTCATAGCGTTCTCATCTCGGCGATGACCAAGGGCACCACCTTGTCCACATCCCAGTACACATTGGGGTATTGGTCTTTGATCTCCCACTCGATTGACGCGGCCCCTGCTCGGGGGTCATCGTCATACATTTCGAGAGTGGATTTCATCCCCAATATGGACCCAGTTTTCCTTTCGGTTCAGAATACGCAGAGACTGAGTCGAGGCGTGCTTCTCCAGGATGTCCAGAATAGCTTCCTTGAGTTGGGGGTTGTCGGTTGACGCCGCCAGGCGGATCATTTCCTCTCGTAGATTTCTCATCGACTACCTCACATCATGATGGGCAGGCCGCCCAGCCAGGGAGACATGGCCATCTCGAAAGTGTCCTGGTCGAGCTTGAGGAAGCTCGCCATGCGCTTCTCCATCTCCTCAGTCCACTCCTTACCCAGCTCCGTCGTCTGTGCCTCTTTGACGATTTTGTCGAAGAGCTTGCCCGACAGGACCTGGAACAAGGCTCGAATCTCGTCCATCGTCCGGTCGAGGTCGTCCTTGGGCTGGTCGTACTTCATGTCGAGGATGATTTCGTGCACCGGCATGTCCTGGCCCTGTCGCCAGCTACGCGCCGTGCGCTGTTTCATCTCCTCGTTGTTCCAGGTGTCGCGGTCGAGATGGATGACCGTTCCGAAGGCCTGGAGGTTCTGTCCCGTGCTGTAGCTCTTGCCGTGCAGGGTGCAGGTGGCGACGTCGGAGTCCGGTTGGACAATCTGGTTGAGGACGAAGGAAGCCCAGTCGGCTTTGTTGTAGTGACGGTTCTCGACGGGGTCCGCGTCCAGCTCCAGGAAAAGCCGATAGGGCCGCGGAGTCCAGGGCAGCTTGTGTGCATGGTCTACGGACTGGCCCTTGACCTCGCCACGGACGGTGTACTGCTTGATTTCGGAACCGTCTCGGAAGAAGTGGCCCTTGCTCCCGAGCATGGCGACGTGGACCTTGCCCGGAATCTTCTCCGAAAGCCCCTTGGCGGTCTTGAGGACCATCTTCGGGTCGTCGGTGAAGAGGAGAGAGCGGCCGCCGTCGACGAGCTTGTCGCGGACGATGCGAGTCGACTCCTCAATCTTCGGGTTCTTCTTGAGGTCGACATGGGCCTCGGGATAGAGCGCCAGCTCCCACAGGAGCCGGATGACGGGCTTCATGTTCTTCGAGGCCCACTGCTCAATCTTCGGGTCGTGAGCCGCCGGAATCTTCCGGATGCTCTTGATATCCCCAGTCGAGGGGTCGGAGAGACGCAGGACCGTTGTCGGCCTCGCACCCTGTTCCGTCGCCGGACCTTCCGTCACGACCTCTCGGACGTAGCCGCCTTTCTCGTACTTCTCGACGAGGGCCCGGAGCTGGCCCACAATCTTCTTCGAAGCCTTGCGGTACTCCTTCTCGACCGTCTTCGGCATGACGACCGTGCGGGTCTCCTGCTCTAATTCGGGCAGGGCGAACTCTTCGACGTCTTCCTTGTCGGCGTAGAAGATGTTGCGCTTCGACCAGGTGTGTAGGTCTCGCTTGGCCAGCTCCTCTTCCTCGGTGGCGCCGGGACGGGTCTTTTTCAGACCCACGATGCGGCCTCCGACCTCCTCACAGAACCGCTCCTTGAACAGGCGCATGTTGCGACGGAGACGACGACCCTCCTCGCCTTTCTGGGAGATGTCGATATTGTTGCAGACGGAAGTCAGGACGTAGGCGTCCATGGGCTCGTTCTCCATCGGAGAGGCCGTCAGGCAAATCTTGCGCGGGTGGTTGAGGCTCAGAGCAGCCTGGGAGGTCTTGTTCCTGTAGTTGGACAGCTCCTGGGCCTCGTCGAAGTAGATGATGATGTACTTGCCCGGCTCCCAAGGGTCGTAGGTGAAGGTCTCCACCTTGGTTCCCATCTTGCGCTTGACCGTGACTTTGCCCCTCTTGCGGGCATTGCGGAACTGGGCGTAGCTCAGTACGTCGAGCCGGCCAATGAGGTCGGCGGCGGCCTCCCTGGTCAGGAAGTCGTAAACCTGGTCCTTGATATTGCCGACCAGGTTCTTCGGGGCGACGTAGAGGAACCGTCCGTTGGTTCCGCTGCCGGGCTCGGCCCACCCGTCGCGAAGCATCTTCTGCATCGAGGCGATAGAGGTGAGGGTGTTGTGGTTCATGAGCCCATTACCGACAAAGCAGTGGCTCGGGTCATCAACCTCGATGTCCATGACCACCGCCGAGCCCTCCTGGAGGTCCACGATGGGGTCGTAGAAGTAGTTGCGGTCGATGATGTTCTGAATCTCCCGGTAGGCGTTAGACTTGACCATGGTCAAGCTGTCGAACACGTCCAGGAGTTCCCGCAGGAACCGGTAGCTGGCATTTCGACGACCGAGGCGGATGTGATTCATCGTATTGTGCACCGACGAACCAAACCGGTCTCGGAACGAAGCGACGTTACCCCCCCAAATGGACAGGATGGCCGCGTGCATCTGCTGCACAAGGTGCGCCACATGAGGGACGATGTCGTGATTGGTATTGCCGGGCCTCTCCAGAACCGGAACAAGAGCCTCGATCTTGCGTTGAGACACCAGGCCAATATTCTGCATGAACAGACGGGCACTCTCACCGAAGATGTGCGTCACCCAGTAGGTGTGGTCGTACCCCTTGACCTTCTTGGGGCGGCGTCTCGCAACGACGCCAAACCGCAGGAGCATTATCTGAATAGTCCTGGACAGCTCCTTCGAAGCCGAGGACAACTCGATACCTTGGGTGGGGCTAATGCTACATTCGGCGTCGATATATCCTCTCAGGAACTGACGCATCGACTCTCGGGTCGAACGTAGAACCGCAGGAGGCACGACTTTGTCTTTGGACAACCGCCCCATGACCTTCAATTCGTCTGAGCCGAGGAAGGCGCAGAGATACTTACTGGACACCTGAATGTCCTCACCTTGGTAGGCACCGCTGGACCACCCGAACTGAGACCGAAGGAGGCTCTCTATGTCCGCTCTCACCTCGGGGTTGATGTCCCCGTCTTGCGACAGGGAAAACTTGTCGCTTCCGTTCGTCCACCCCTCTCCGATGAGGTATCCGAGAAAACGAGACAGTTCGGGGTTCATCCGGTCGGGAACCTCGTAGACGTTCCCAAGATTGTGGCGAAACACCTCGTCCGGGTGCGGCCAGTACAACTCCGGCTCCTCCGTCGGAAAGCACCCCTCACTACGGTCTACGCAGAGGTAGTCGCCCACGACCAGGTCAGGGGTCTTGACCCACTCCAAAGAACCTCCCGGTATCCGCACCAGAAGAGGGTGGATAAGGCTCCCCTCCAATTCAAACTCGTACCGGGTAGTTGCCCTGATGGTAGGTTTCTCGCCCCCATAGTAGAAGTTCTTTAGGGGCAACATACGACCCCCCACCACCACGGACACACCTTCGACCGGGGCCGTCGTATCAGGCGTTGTGAGACCCGGGTTCAGCTCATGAAGCTGTAGTAGACCCCGGTCAGTTGCACAGAAAGTATTGTATTTCGCGCACTTCCCAACTCCGGTATCTAGGGCGACAACGCCCTTATCTTCGTTGGCCTCCAGCCAAGCCAGGGCCTGCTTCTGCTTCGTGAGGAGTTTGAGCGTACGGGCCGGTTTACCCGGCTTCTTGACCGCCTTGCGGAACCCGCCGAGCTGCTCGGCTTCGTAGAACTTGAGATTCTCCTTCTCCGTCGCCTGCTCCGCACGAGCCAGGTCGGCGAAGTAGGAGTCCAACATCTTCATCGAAGACCGAGACAAAGACATGCCTCCGATCTCCTGGCGAACCAGGGCGAAGTTCTCTGGACTGACGTAGTAGGAGGCCTTGTACTGAGTCTTGCCCCTGTAGCTCTTCGTTTTTGTCTTGCCGGCTAGGATGATTCCTGGAGGACCCACTCGCTTGGAGAGTTTCTCCATGATCTCCTTGACGACAGTGTCAACATGTTTGCCGCCGCCACGAGGACCAATCTTGCCCGGAAGGGACAGGAACATGTGTCCGGGATGTTCCTCTGAGGTGGTGGCGTACGGTTCGAGGTCTGATGGGTCGATGCGCTTCTTGACTCGGCTGCCTCGTCGAGTGCCGGGCTGATAGATGTACCCGGTACCTTCGATGAGGCGTCCTTGTTCGTTGACTAGGTCGTCAACAAAACACCCCTTATAGCGACCAGACACGACGACCTTGCGTTCCAGGTAAGTCTCTGGATCAGTCATCTCCTGGACCGCGTAGACCTTCGTGGTCGCCTGATGTTTCACAGCATCGTCGGTCAGAGCCACGTAGCTCTTGGGCGTGTCGAGGCTACCCAAAGTCGCGTCGTCGACCTTCCGAAGGGCCGCAATCTGCTCTTCGGGGAGAAGCTTCTTCTTGGCTTTGGACCTTCTCTCTCGGTCCTGGAGAACCCACTCCTTGTACTGGTCGACGCTCATCACGTCGCCGCCCAAGGTGTAAACCGTCGTGGAGTTCTGGCGCAACTCGGCCATCCGGGTGGTCCAAGTATCCCAGGCAGCCTTCTGGGCTGACCATCGGTCGGTAGGTTCCTCTCCCTTCTTGAGGCGGCGAGGTTTCGTAGGCTTCTGGGCCTCGTGCTGGCGAAGTTCGTCCATCCAGATGGGGTCGACACCGACCTTCACCCGGTGACGCATGACGGTCAGAGTCTCGGAGACGAACCCCTCAGCTTCGATGTCACTCTCGATGCGGGACTCAATCTGACCTCGGGTCAGACGAGAGAGCATCACGGCCTCGTAGGCCTGCGGGTCCTCGTCCTTGAGACGCTCGGTGGTCTCTTCCTTCGGCCGCATCTTGCGGAACACCTGCCACCGCTGAGGACCAACTCGGCGGCCCTTCATGAACACGCCCTTGTCACGGCTGATGCGGACGATATCCTGGGAGTAGTTCTCGACAATACGACGCCAGGTCGGGTCTCCTATGAGACCGCCACGCTCGATTCTTTTGAGCCACCCCCTCATCTTCGGCATGCGATCGATGAGATCGTTGATGATGGGTGGCGAAATCTTGCGGCCGTCGTATGGACTCTTGATTCGAGTCAGGAGACGGACGGACTTGACATACTGGTCCGACAAGTCCTCGGGCGGCGACTCACCCAGACTGATGCGCTTCAGCGTGACATAGAGCAGGAAGAACGGCAGCGCCTTGGGAGAGAGATGTCGGCGGACCATGTTGCGCAGAGTCTGCGACAACATCTTGCCAGCTTGGGCCAGTTCCTTCTCCAGGTCCTCCTGGACCTTGGGGAGGACAGCCGGCGGAGCATCCGCTTGGCGCTGGTCGAAGTCGTCGTCCTCAAAGAGGTACTGGGCCGCGACGTTGGCAGCGATTTCGCGGAGGTCAGATTGAAGTCTCATGGTGTCCACCCGTTCCTTACAGCCAGACGAGCTGGCCCTTCTCTGTGCCGGAGAAGTCGGTCGAGGCCACCTTGTTACCTTCGGCCTCGTGGTTCTGTACCCAGGTACTCCAGGAGCCGACGAAGAAGGCCTTGCGGCCAGTGTCATAGATGAGAGTCGTCGCCTCGGGGTCGCCCATCTCGGCATACACCGCCGCGACCTTGCCATAGAAGTTGTCCCAGGCCCGGTCGTCCTTGATGGTGCCGACCGCGTGGGCGTCGAGGGCCAGAGAAGCCAGGTTCAGCACACGGCTGACCTGGCTCCCGGTCCTGGCATTCGTGATGCCCTCGGCGAGAGCTGAGGCTGCCTTGTCGTTGAGGGAGAAGGACTCCTTGAGGGTCTCTGGGGAGAGGGTCGCCGTCTTGGGCTTCTCGGACCTCCAGGAGAGGCGCTGACGCTCGCCGGCCTTCTTGTCCTTCTTGTCGCCGGGGCCTTTGCCCTTGTCGACCACGTCCTCGTGCTTGTCCGTGTTCTTCTTCCACTCCGGCCCTGCCTGCTCAGCCATCTCCTCTTGAGAGACCTCTTCGCCTTCGGCCCACCGGCCCAGGCGCTGAGCCATTTCGGTGAGGGAGAGCATGGACGAGGCCTTCTTGCTGGTCCGGACGTATTCGTCCTTGACCTTCTTGAGGACTCCCTCGTCGACGAGCTTCTTCCAGACCTTTTTGACCTCCTCGGGGGAGGTCTTGTGGAACTTGGCGACTTCGTCGGCGTCGGCAGAAATGGCCTCTTCGACCTTCATGCGACGGAGGATGCCTTCCATCTTCTTCGCACCGCCGCCCGAGGCCCTCTTGGGCTTCCCTTTCGGCTTGCTCTTGCTGATGACGAAATCGACCTCGGGATCGTCTTTCTTGAAACGGGCAAGCCACTGGTGCTCCGTTTCGTCGGTCACGTTTCGTTCGTGAGTCCAATAGCCTGTGATTTTGTTGTATCTCCAGAGAGCTTTGCTTCTTGCAGCCTTCTTCTCTTTCTTGTCGCCAGGGCCCTTGTCTTTATCGACGACGTCTTCGTACTTGTCGTTCTGCGTCTTCCACTCAGGTCCGTGTGTCTTGACCATCTCCTCCATGGAGACCTCTTCGCCCTCTTCGTATCGGGCCTGGACGGTCAGATTCCGTCCCGGAACGAGACCTCCTACCTGGGCGTCCTGAAGGAGCTTGTCCTTGTCAGGGGAGCCCATCAACTTCACCTTGTGGGGGCCACGAAGGACATTCAGGACCCACATCTCCTTCTGACCTCGAATCGGACTCCGTCCCCTTTCGATGAGGTGTTGTTCGTTCGGGTCGAGGGACGGTCCTTTGAGGCCCCAGAAACCCGCCAGACGTCGCTGGAGAGCCTCGGCGGAGAACATGCCCGGGCGGGTGTACTCGGTTCGGAGAGTGCTGGCCCGTCGAGCGTCGGCAAGGCCATCGGCGAACTGCTGTACGGTCAGCTCTTTCATGGGGTTGCTCCTTTGGGAAGCCAGTCGGATACCGAACGTGTCGGCGACCTTGTCGAAGACGGGGAGAGCATCCTCGTCGCTCATGCTGCGGGCCATTGCATCCAGCAGCTCGTCAACGTCAATGTGACGAAGGAAGTCGTGGAGAAGGTTGAGCGCAGGAGCACCCGCCACCTCGATGGGGTAGTGGTGCTTCGTTGCGATGGCCCCAAAGACCTTGCGGCAGAGATCGTCCCCCATGGCCTTGGCAAGCTCCTGAGCCAGCTTCTCAGCATAGATGTGTCGGCGCAGGATGCGCAGAGGAAGAAAGCGGTCGGCCATGTTGGCGGTCTTCTTGTCCATGGTTCTCTCGCTCGCCATCACCTGTTTTCCGTCAGATGTGATCTCACGTGTGATGCGCATCGCCGGCCTCCGCACCATGTACTTCGGCCACTTCTCCGACCACTTTCCGTAGAACTCTCGGAAGGGTACTTCCCGGACCACCTGGGTTGGGTCCGGACAATTTGGGTCTGCGACATGAACTTTCACGTCGTCCACGTCGAAAATTACAGAGGCGTGACTCCAGGGGCGGCCCTCGGGATTCCAACCAATCATGGCGGGATCACCCTGGTCGGTCCAGTTCTTGACTAGACCAAGTGTCGCCGGGATGACCAACTCGATACGGCAGCCGTAGTGCTGAGCACAGGCGGCCGCATCTTCCCAGGTCGCTCCCCTCAGAGGATGACAGCCCATCACCTGGGCCACTTCATCCTCGTCACATTTGACGCCGAGAGCCTGGAGGCACATCGCCATTGATGCAGCCATACAAGAAAATTGGCTTCTCTGACGTACGGGGGTCACTTTGGCTCTGGCCGTCTTCTCTATCATCTCGCGGCAGTCCACCCAGGAGGCATCTCGCATTCTCTCGCGTCCCTACTCACTGACGGTATAACCTAACCAACGCCAACGGAGAGAGACCTCCAGGAGAGGGCAAGGATGAAATACCAGGAGCTGGTACAAACCATCGCAGAACAGACCAGGTGGCCCCAGGAAGCCGTCAAGGACATCCTGGATGCCCTCCCCGAGGTTCTCGTGAGCATGCGCTTTGGGGAGAAGACCTGGACCCCCTTCGGCTACTTTACAATGCGTCACCAGAAACCCCGGTCCGTGACTGTCAAGAGGAACAGCAGGGAGAACAAGGAGGGTCGGTTCGAGGCGGCCGTGCCCGAGAAGGCGGTCGTCCGCCTCAAGTCCAACCATCGACTGACCGTCCTACCGGGTGACGTCCAATGGAGGTTCGTTACGTCCCCTCCCCCGAAGAAGGGTCCTCCTCCGTAGACAGGTTCGCCCCCATCATCGCCAGGACCTCGGCAGCGACCCCAGAGGCGACCTTGGAGACGTTGCGCAACATGATGCTGGCGAACTGGTTGGCCACCTCTGTCTCGACCTCCAGCCGACTCTCGTCGCCCCCCTGGACGTACCTCGCCATGAACTCCCGGTCCTCGGTGAGTCTGGCCAGAATGGAAAGGAAGGCCTCTCGCCGACACGCTTCGAGGAACAGGGAGAAGGAGGTTTGTTCCTCCCCCATGGTCCTCAGACTTTCGGCGAGCCTCTGGTCCGTCTGCGACTGATATGTGTGGTGGCTGAACAGAGCCCCAGAGCTGTCCTGGCAGACGTGCACCTCGACCACGTAGGAGGTGTAGTCGTCGCTCTTCCCCTTACGCCACGGGAACTCTGGCGGGTTGCGATGCTCAGGCATGTTCGTTCTCCGGGAACTCTTCTGGGTTCGACGCCTCCGAATTGATGCGACGCCACCGACCAATGACGTTGACACGAACCACCTCAATCTCGGCAAGAGAGACAGGACGTCCCTTCCAGGACATGACCAACACAGTCCTCTGGTCGGAGAGGACCAGACGGCAGTCGCGGTCATCCCCCGAGAGAAACCGGACAAGGAGGACGTCGTCGAGGGCGTTCCGGTGATCTAGCTCATCAGTGAGCCACAGGTCCAAAACCACCAGGGCTTTCTTGAGGGCGATGGCGGCGTGGGTTGCCACCTCCAGGTCGAACTTCCCGGCTTCGCGAAGAGCCTTGATGCCGCTGATGGTTTCTCGGACGAGCTTGAGCGCTGTTTCTGCCTGGACTGCTCTCATCGTTTCCTCGCTATGACTGCGTTGGTCATCACCAGGGTAGATACTGCTGACACAGCATACCGCACGGCACCGGACACGACCTTCGAAGCGTCTGCGACCATCGGGTCATCGTACAGCAGACGTACCTCGTCCCTCAGGGCATCCCAACCAACCCAAAGGTCGTCCTCAGCCGTCTCCTGAAGCCTCTGGACGCGCCGGGAAATGTCGGCCACCTCCCGGCCCGCATTGTGACAGAGGACTCTCAGGGGCGTCCTGAGGGCCTCTGAGAGAGCTTGCCAACCTCGACTCTGGTCCGGGTGTTCGATGAGATTCTCATGGTGGAGAAAGTCGAGCCAGTCCGCCGCATTGGCCAAGGCTGTGCCCCCTCCGGGGACGATGCCGAATTCCAAAGCGGCCCGAAGAGATCCCAGGGTGTCTTCGATGCGTGCTCTCCTCTCTTTCGTCTCAGCCTCGGTGACTCCTCCGACGCGAAGGACACAGAAACCCCCGTCAAGGCGGGCCATCCTCTCGCGAAGACGATCTTTCTCCCAGGTGCTGTTCGTGTTTTCCTGTTGAGTCTTGAGGCTTGCAAGACGTTCGCGGACCCGAAGGTCAGTGTCCTCGTCGTCGTAGCCACAGAGCAAGGACCGATTGCGTTCGATGGTCGCCGTCTGGACGGACCCGAACCACTCGGGGTCCCACTCCGTGATGTCCATGCCCGCCTTGAAGTCGAACACGGTGGCCCCAGACAGAGCCGCCAGGTCGTCCAGCCACCCTCGTTTGCGAAACCCCGTGCCTGGGGTCTTGACGACGTGCAGGTCGAAGTGTCTGTGCCGGGAGTTCACAGCGTAGGTAGCCAAGGCCTCAGCCTCGAACGCGTGGGTCACGATGAGCAGAGGGTGAGGCCACTGGGAGGCCTCCTCAGCCACAGACCGAAATTCGCGATAGGAGGACATACCACAGTCGAACAGGGCAACCAGAGGCTGTTCGAGGGTGCCCCTCCCACTCTCGGGAAGGAACAGACGATGGATGTACCCCTCGTCAATCTCCATCCCGTCCCGGATGACGAGGTCGCAGTCTACGCCACGGCCGTCCTCGATGCTGACGCTGCCGTCCTTGCCGACAGCCATGACGGCCCTCGTGAGGAGGTTAGATATCTCCTCGTCGTGGTTCGACGCAACCATCGCCACCGCATGAATATCCTCCTCCGTGGTCACCGGGGCGGAGGTGTCCTCCAAGAACTGCAACACCTCGTCCAGGGCCTTGTTGATGCCACGAACCAAGTCAACGGAGGCGAAGCCTCCGACCAGGAGTCTCTCGCAGGTCTTCAGAAGAGAGCCCGCGATGATGGCAGTGGTTGTCGTACCATCCCCGACAGCCTCGCTCATAGCCAGGCTCGGTTGCTTGATGACCTCGGCCCCCAGAGTCTCCAGGGCGTCCTCAAACCTCAGCTCTCGGACGACGGTCGCCCCGTCTTTGGTCGCAATGGTGCCCGCAGCGCGCTCCAAGAGCACCGTACGGCCGCAAGGACCGTAGGTGACCCCGGCGGCCTTGGACACTTTCAGAGCACCTCTGACGAGACCTGCGCGCGCTTCCCTGCCGAGTGTGATTCGAGTGGGTTTTCTCATGGGGTCACCTTACCGGGTAGAGTACAACCATGACCGCCTGGAAAGAACTCGCGACAGCACTTCCCTGGGGGAAACGGGTAGGACCCAGTGTCTACGTTCATCGAGAGGGTCTAGGTGACGAAGTCCTCTGCGAACCCCTTCTGGAAAGTGCCGGACCGAGTCCGGAACCCGTCTCCGGTGGTCTCCCAGTTGTTCCGAGCAAGTTCCTTCTGGCTACGGACGGCAACGAGAATAGCAGCCCCCGATAGGAGGTGCTGTTGCAGAGAGAGCAGACACCTCACCCTGTCGTCCGCGTCCTCGATGACATTCAGGACGTAGATGAGCAAGGCGGACTCAAAGGTCGCTAGAGCTGGCTTCTCGGGTCGGTAGAACGGGTCGTACCCGACCGCCCGAAATCCGAGAGACCGCAGCCACTCTGTGTCGGCCCCTCGGCCGCACCCCCAATCGAGGATAGAACTCCCCGACTGGAGGAACCCACCCAGAACAGCGTCCTGGGTGGGTCGGGAGGGAGTCTTGCGAACGATGGCCGTTCGGTGGGAGGGGTCCACCCTTAGAACAGGGTGCCATCGTCGTTGAGGACAACCACGGCCTCGCCCTGGGTGTCACCGACGCCGTCGACGGTGTAGCCCGAGTCGAGGAGCTTGCTCAGGTGCCCCTCATTGACGGAGAGCACCAGGTACATCCCTTCGACGATGCGACGGACAGGACCGAGAGACGGACCACCCGCGGCACCGACAGCCGGCGAAGCACCGAACACGCCCGAGGAGTCGATCTCAACACCCGCCGGGATGGTGAACTCGCGTCCGGCCAGCATGTCGAGAAGTTCGGTGAGCTGACCTGCCGAAATGGTGCCCGTCGTCAGGGCGCCGTTGACCGCAGCCAGGTCGACGTCACCGGCAGCCGTGGTCAGGTCGTCGAAGGCGATGAGAGCCAGGACGTCGTCGGCATTGGTCACGGCCTCCGAGGAGGTCAGAGCAGACTCGTCGCTACCGCCTTCCAGGGTCGAACCAGAGATGGCCAGCTCGACAGGATCGTTGGTCGCCAGGGTGACGGCATTGCCGAGAGCACCCACAGGAACTGCTGTGATGGTCACAACGGCGCCTACGTTGGCTGCCGTGACAAGGGCGGCAAAGCTGTTGGCGCCGTCGTTGATAGCGGCGACAATGTCAGCGGCCGCAGTAGAGAGGCCAGCAGTGACGTCGAAGTCATCGGAGCCGGGGGTGCGAGCACCGGCAACACCCACAAGGGGTACGCCCCCGATGGTGATAGTGTCTCCCGCCCCAGGAGCAGGCCCCACCGTGATGGTTGCCGTTGCCTGGATGGGCGTGTCGTTGCCCACATTGGCGAGGAACCAAGCCTCGATACCCGTGGCCTCGCGGAACAGGAACGTCGAACCGCCCTGAGTAGCGAGTTGAGGTGTGCTCCTCTGGACAGACTCCAAGTACTTGGTCTGCCACGCAGGGCGGTAGGAGAAATTGGCCAGGGACGTGTTCGGCTTCAGGTCAAGGACCTGGAGGCGACGACTGGCAGCAGCGTCTGTTCGTTTGACAATGATGTGTGGCATCGGGGTCCTCCTGTTGACGATGCGTCCAAACAGGGGAGGACCATAGGAGCCCTATTGAGGGGGTGGGAGAGCATCTAGAAGTGCCGTTCTTTTCCTCGTCAAGGACGTGGCGTAGTAGACCAGAGGAGGCAGGAGGCCCAGGAATAGGACCCCCAAGACCACATTGACGGCGTCGGGTCCCTCGTGTCCCGTCTCGTACACCACCATGCCGATGGCCACCACGACCGTGAAAACCAAGAACCAGAGCAGAGAAATGACGGTGAGGAACACCCTCGACTTGCTCCGGACGAACTTCTCCAGTTTGTCTCGGGGCCACTTCTCCAGGTCAACGGCCCCAACAACCCCCAAGGTGCTGAGCACAACTAGGGACGCAGGTATCTCGATGATGCCGCCACAGATGCAGCTGATAAATTCCATGCTCTTACCTCCAAGCTGACGGAGGGAATCGAACCCCCAATCTGCTGATTACAAATCAGCTGCTCTGCCAATTGAGCTACGCCAGCGCTAGCCGGGCGGCCAGTCGAACTTTCGTCCCCCAAGGACGTGGACATGTGGGTACGGAACCGTCCCCTCGTCCGTCCTGGTGTTTAGGACCATACGGTACGATTCACATCCAAGCTCCTCTGCTTGTCGGGCACCAACCCGAAGCAGACGACCGACCACGACGATGTCGCAGATATCCTTGATAGTCTCCTTCTCCCCCCACGGGGTCCCCGTCCGAGTCGAGGTAGTCCGGGTCGGGTATCACCAACAAGTGGACGGGTGCTTGAGGATTGGCGTCCCGAATGACGAAACAGAAGGGCTCCCGATAGAGGACCTCCGCTTGGACATCGCCTCGGGCAATCTTATGGAACACGGTCTCGGCCATTGTCTCCTCCGGGTCTCCCCTTCGTATACGACAACGTACCACGGAGAGGACCCACTAGAGGTCCGGCAGGTCAGGTCCGCCTTCATATCCTCAGTGAGGGGCCAGTACCGGAGACTCCCCAGGAATGTACAGAATCGGACGCTGCTGTAGCGTCTCCATCCGTGGAGACACCAGACGGTCACCCACCCCCATTCGCCGTTCATCTGGGGCGACACCACCACAAAATCCTCACCCGAACTCGTCGATGTGGAAGGGAGCCCCCATCAACTTGAGGGCTTCGAGCACCAGCCCGTCCGAGCTGTAGGAGGAGATACGTCGACTGGGTTTGATGAGGTCGATGATCTTACGAGCCGGGTCGCTCAGGAAGGCCGTGTAGTAGACCCGCTCCTCAGACCCAAGCATCTCCACCCGGGCCAGGGTGTCGTCCTCCCTCAGGACGACCCGGAACGTGTCACGTCCGCTTACCCCCTCCACGAGAACGCGAGGGCGAAGCTCCACCCCCAACCACTCGAACATCCCCCGGATGGTCTGAGTCCCCCTGCCCGAAGTCCCTTTCGCCTTCGAGCGAGCGTCTTTGAGAGACGTCTTGGCTCGGGTCAGCTTCGTGGTCAGGGAGTCGACCTCCCGTTCCAACTCTTTGATCCTGGCTTTGGCTTTCTCATTCGTAGTGCGAAGACCAAGGGCCGTATTCTGGAGCTTCTTGTTGCGGGTCTTGAACTCCCTGGCCTGTTCAACCAGAGAATTCATCCGTTCGAGAACGTCCCTAACCTCGGCCAGGTTCCTCTGGGATTCCCCAAGAAGCCTCCCCAACTCCTCGATGCGTTCCTGTCTCGACTCGGCGTCGAGCTTCGCCTTCCAGTAGGAACTGAGAGGCTTTCCGTCGGGTCCAATTCCTCGGACTTGCTTTCTTCCGTTGGCGGTGGCGGGCAAACTACCCTCCCAGGTCAAGGCAGTACTTGCGATACTCTCGCTTCGTCTCTTCCCACACCCGAAGAGGGCGGGTCAAGGAGCGAATCGAGGAGAGCACCTTCTTCATCTTACGCTTCTTGAACCCGGATTGACCACACATAACGTCCCGATGGTCGGTTCCAGTCTTGAGGTGTGCGTGCCACTCGTGGTGTACCTTCACGCCCGTGGCCAGTTCTTTCTCATGGCTCACATGAGCTTCTCGGAGGACGTAGGCGGCGACCCTCAGGTTGATGGCCGGGTCGAAGAGGCCGTCGTCACCGTGGATGGCCCGCCAGTATTTCTTGGTCTCGTACTGGAAGTTTCCTTTCCAGTCCAAGATGGGCTCACCGTCTTTGTCCTTCACCAGAACGGTGACCTCATACTGCTCGACCTCACCCTTGGCCATGCTGGCGCAGTCTCCCCTGGGCCACCCCTCCTTCTTGCAGTCTCGGCGAGCCTTGAAAACCCACCCCGGCTTGAGCTGGGCAATACCCTGTTCGCCTCCGGTCTTGTTCAGCGCGTCGGACTCGAAGTCGATGTGTTTGCAGTCACGCTGGACGGAGGTCAGAAAACTGAAGTCCTTGATCCTGTGGCTGTGTTCGGAGATGACGTACCCGGCCAAATCGTAGGGGTCGATGTCCATCTCTCGGGAGTGGTGCCAGATGAGGGTGGTGAACTCAGGGGGGAAGCACATCGCGGTGTACAGGTGTACCGCCGCAAAGGTGCCCATGGCCTCCGTCTGGACGAACTCCTTGGCTAGGGCCCCATACGCAGGCTGGGCCACGTCCTCCAGGAACCGGCCGTCTTTCTCGGATACGGTCGGGGTCGTTCTGGTGTCGGATAGGCGTCCCGCGGGCTCTCCGGCAAACACAGGAGAGCACAGGAGGATAACGAGGAAGGTGAGGGTGAGGTTTCGGAACATGGTGACATCCCTGATGGTCGTCTGCGACCCGCAGACGGAGGCCCTGGATTCCTGCCAGGGTTATGCAAGGGCGCCAGTCCTACGAAAAAGGACCCCAAATGTCAACTCTCGTCGATCTCCACGGGGTGTCCGTAGAGGTCGATGGCCGTCCATCCTTCAGGAAGGCTCCCTTGCCGAGCCTTACGCACCTCGTCGAGGGCCCCCCTCGCATCCTCGTCGATCTTCTCCTCCAGTCTGGTGACCACCCAACCGTCCAACTTGAAGTCCTCGGGCTTGGTGTCCAACAGGTCCCTGTGGGCGATATGGCGGCGGATGAACTTCTCTTTCATGGCCTCAGAACCGACCACTTAGTTCGAGTTCCTTGAGAGCTACAAGGAGGTCCTTCAGCCGGCTGATCTCCTCTCCCGCCAGGGATGAGGACTCAGTGCTGCTCTCGGCCTCAACCAGAGCCAGGACGCGCTTCTGTTGTAGCTTGCAGACAGCCCGAAGCATGCCCTCTGCGTCGGTTTTGAGGGAGGTTCCGTTGTGGGTGTAGGTGTCGAAGTCGACGGTAAACTTCTGGGCGCCCGCTTGGCGGATTTCTATCGGTGATGCCATCGATTACTCCTGGGGTTCGGACAGGCTGTTTGCGAGGTAGGTCCGCCGGTGCCGCCAGCGGGAGGACTTCTGGCGCTTCTCCAGGGACCACACGTCGATGACGGTGTCGTACTTCCCTGGATGCTCCTTCTGGAGTTCCCTCCATCTTCCGAAGGCCTCGACAAGGTCCTCGGCGTCAACGACGAACTCAGCGTGCCCCTCACCAGGGACGGGCCAGTGGCGGAATAGGAAACGGGTAGGGTTCTCAGTCACGGCCCTATCTCGTACTCACGACTTCGAGAACCGAGTCGTAGACCTCATCACACAGGTACTCCAACTCGGGTCTGTTTGCGCTCACGTGAATGTCGACAACGTCATCGACGGTCAGAATGAGGTTCAGACGACCGTCACGGTCGACGCTGAAGGGGACTGTGCCCCGGCTGTAGTCGTTGACCACAAGTTCAATCTCGTCAGAGTGGACGAAGGCTTGGCAGGTGTAGCGATGCTGGACTGGGGTGGCTGGGAACGGTTCCATGACGACTCCTTCCATCAATGGGGAGCCATCACCTTACCACGCCTACCTGGGATGTTGAGGACGCCCTCGGCAGGATTCAAACCTGCGACACGACGGGCTAGAACCGCCTGCTCTTATCGCTGAGCTACTCGTGAAAAGTCGACTCTAGGGCCGCTCCTCTTGCCAGATGTACTCCTGGGAGAGTTGCCTAGCCTGTTCTTTCTGCTCCTTGGAGAAGGAGTCGAAGAGGGCGCGGACCTGGTCGTAGGGCGACCGTTCTCCGAAACTTATGAAAACCTAGGTGCTGGTGCATCTAGATCTCCTATTCGGTTCCTGCTTCATCGAGGTCGCCATCAGGTGAGCAAGCTCTCCTGGTGGTCTTACGTCCTCTCCACAGGCTGACACCGCCGAACTGGCGGCCAACTGCTTCAAATTGATTGCGGCGTTCAGGTCTCGATCTAGTTTGAGACCGCAC